TCAGGTAACAACTACGTAAACAATTTTCACTAATGGCAAACTGTTCAAAATGTAACGCTAACGTAGGTTGCGGTTGCAACTTAATCAATGGCTTATGTGCTCATTGTAATGCACTAGTTAAACAAACCTCTCAAAGAATCAAAAATGCTATCACCAAGATTAACAGATTGTATTGATTGTACCACGATCCCTGTATTGCTTACTGACATAGATCAAAAGCTTGCAGCTCTTGCTACTACAGAATACAACAATATTGTATTTGCTTTAAACCACTCTATTCCAGGAGAAGTGATTAGTGATCTATTGAATTATAAGAGAGTATTAGAATACAAATCTTGTAATCCTGATTACTGTAGTTATTTCACTGTGACTATGATTGCTAGTAGAGTCAAAGTGTTAATTCATAAATAAACTAACAAATGTCTTGTACAACCGAAACAAACGCATGTCCTCAAACTGTTTCTGACCAATGTGTCAGATATACAGGTCCAAATATAACTTCTCTAGGAATCTCTACAGGAGATGAACTATCTATTGTAGAAGCACAAATCATTGCATATCTTATACCATTATTAACTGGTGTAGGTGATCAAATCACAATCAATCCTGCAGACTCTTGTACGGTAATAAATCAGTTTTTAACTACTGGGTCTACACATAGTTCATATGATTTATTTAGAGCTCTTAGTAAGGCTGTATGTAGCTTACAAACACAGGTTACTAATATACAAGGATTATTAGTTCCTCCTACATATGTTGTAGGATGTTTAACTGGTGTTACATCAACATCTACAACAGCACAAGTTTTACAAGCTACTATTGTTAAGTTGTGTTCTACAGCAACAGACTTAACTGCTTTACAAACAAATGTAGCTAATAACTATGTTTCTCTTTCTCAGATTAATAGTTTAATTGCTGCTTACTTAACTAGTATTGCTCCATCTACAACACAACAGAATTCTAAGATGGTTCCTCAAGTAGCATACGAATACTATGGACCATTACTAAACTTTACTTCTACTGGAGTTGGTATAGCTGCTAACGGATTTGATAAAGTTTATTTATGTAATGGTTTAAATGGCACTCCTGATAAAAGAGGGGTTATAGCTGTTGGAGCAATTTCTGGAATTAATGGAGCAGCTTTAGATCCTATTGTGAATCCTGCCAATGTTGGTAATCCAAATTATGCTAGAGGTGTATTAGCTGGTGCAAATACAACTGTATTAACAGCTGATCAAATTCCTAATCATACACACACACCAACAGTTGTTGTTAGTGAGACTCCGCACTATCATGCTCTTGCTTCTTCTGGAACAAATGGTGGTGGTGGTGCTCCAGATCTTAGTGCTGGTGGTACATTACAACAAAGTTTTAGCGATCTTGGGAATCTTGGGTATAGACTTATTAATTCAACAAATCCAACAGCAGTTAATGGTAAGAGTTCAACTGCATCAACTAATGTAGCAGTAGGTGTTACAATTGCTTTAGTGGGTGGTGGACAATCACATAGTAATGTTCAACCAGTTCTTCCTTGTATTTATATAATGTATATTCCTTAATAGATTTAAAAACCAATAATATGTCTTGTTTACCAGGAGAACCATGTGAAGGCACAATATTTACAGTGTATCCAGTGAGTTGCATTCCAAGTGCATTCTATGGATATCCAATTAGCTCAGATCTTGTTTGCTATTATGGACCAAATTTACCAAATACAGGAATTAATAATGGAGATACACTAACCAATGTTTTACAAAATATAGATGGACAGTTGAGTGAAGAAGCAATTGCTAATACATTTTATGCAGCTCTTATGACAAATCCTCAATTAAAAGCTATATTCTGTAATATCGTAAACCAATGTATATTATAAAATGACAGTCTTAATAACCTTAAATGCTGGTGCTGATACAGGACCTTTTAATTTATATCAAAATTCAAATGGATTCACACCTGCATTTGCTACAGGAATTTCAAGAGCTGTACTAGTTTCTGGATACAGTGCTAGTATTGATGACACATCAACTGTAGTTAGAGTTAAATCTACAGGAGCTTGTGGTACACAAGTAGATCTTGCTGTATCTGGTGCTCCAGCTACAACAACTACAACTACAACTTTACCATCTACTACTACAACAACTACCACTAATGGATATGCTTGTAAAGCATATTATTTATGTGCATATGATGGTACAGAATATCCAAATACTTATGAATATGTATATACAGATTGTAATGGAGTTTTCCATAGTCATTCGTATATAGATAATGGACAATGTATAGATTTATGTGCACAACAAGGTTCTATAAGTGGATCTAATAATTATATAACTATTACAGAATTAGGTCCTTGTTAAAATAATAAACCAACTTTAGATGAATTGTTTACCAGGAATGCCATGTTATGCTGAGCAGAATCCACCTATCATTCCTGATATGGTGAACACTGACGATTTCCAAGGTTACCCAATTCCTTCTGGATATGTATATTATAATGGAGAAGATCTTCCTATTACGGATATACAACACAATGAATTTCTTACAACCTCTATTGAGAAGATAGATCTTAATTTAGATCCTGATCATATAGCTGCTCTTATACTATCTCATATAGTAACAGATCCTACCTATCATATTCAGATTTGTAATGTTATTAGAGAATGTGCTATAATTCCTCCTTCTACAACAACCACTACTTCTAGTACATCCACTACAAGTACAACTTCTACAACAACTTCTACCACTAGCACCACAACAACGATTGCTCCTATTACTATATTTACATATTTTGGACCAACTCCTGAAAATGCATGTAATGAAAACTATTATAATGTTAATGTAACATTAAATTCAGGAGCAACTACTCTTTGTGATGCTACTACTATTTATGCACCTTATGATACTTATGGTTTACTTGGTGTAATTATATATGTTAAACAAGCTGGAACAACTAGTTATAGAAAGTTTCAAATAGATCCTTTAGGATCATTTGCCACTGCATTAGAAGCATGTGCTCCATGTTCAGCACTTACAACAACCACTACATCTTCTACTAGTACTACATCTACAACATCTACAACATCTACTACATCTACTACTAGTACATCAACTAGTACCACTACAACTACTACAACTCAAGCTCCAACAACAACTTCTACTACTAGTACTAGTACATCATCAACCACTACTACAACAACCGTACCCCCTACCACAACTACAACTACAACTATATTAATTGTTAATAATTATTGGATAATAAGAAACTGTCAATTAGGTATTGGATATGAATTTACTGTTAGCTTTAATTCAATTCCTGATGTTTCTGTAGGTCAAACATATGTTCTATTATTAGATAATTATTCACCAATACAACCTAATAATAATTGTTGGGAAGTAATTTCAAATTATACTGGACCAGAACCGTATTACCATGTAACATCTTTATTGGGTGGACCATATTTAACTTGTTTAGAGTGTGCTACTCCTCCAACAACATCAACTACTACGTCTACCACTAGTACTTCTACAAGTACAACAAGTACTACAAGTACAACAAGTACTACTACAACAGTTGCACCAACTACTACTACAACTACATCTACATCAACATCAACTAGTACAACTACTACTACTACTACATTATCGCCAACCACAACCACTACAACCACATTACTACCTATTGCATTTGATGTATCAGGAGGATGTGAACATGGTACTTCCTCTGATGGAATCGGATCAATAGTAAGTTTTAGCGGTGGCTCTGGTGTATATCAAGCATCTACTATAACATATGCAACTGAAGCTTTAGCTTTAGCTGGAACTTATACTAATATCACTGCAGTTAGAACATTCCCTGGTCTTGCTGCTGGTACATATTGGGTTGCTGTAAGAGATGCAAATAATGTAAATAACAAACTTGCTCACTTCTTTGTTATATCAACTTGTATAACTACAACTACAACTACTGCAATTCCATTTACTTCATTTAGTTTAACTTATAGTTCTTCAGCAGGATCAACTGCATGTACTGATTATGCAACACCTACAAATAGAAACTTTTATTATGCTGCAGCTGGTTCAACTTTGACAACTGGAACAATTTTATATACGACAAGTTCATTAACTACTCCTGTTGCTAATGGATTTTACTCAAATGGAATAAATTATTGGAATACAGCGGCTAATGCAGGAAATTTACAAAATCAAACTTCTTGTACACCTCCAACTACAACAAGTACAACAACCCTTCCTCCTGTTACATTAAGAGTCACTGCAACTTGTGCTGCTCCAGGTACTCCTGGAACAGGTATTATTACAGCAGATCTTTTTGCTGGTGGTAATGGAGTTTATCAATATATTGCTATTGGTGTTAATCCTGCAGATGCAGCTATTAATTTAAATGATCCTTTAGTTAGAAAAACTTTAGCTGGTGCTACATCTTATCAATGGACAGGATTAGCTAATGGTCCATACTATGTAGGATTAAGATCTACAGCAGGATTAGATGGTTATGCTGGAGCTACAGTTGCATGTAATGCTACAACTACAACAACTACTACTACTCCTCCTTATTTATATTATATAATAAATTTAAGAGCAACTTGTAATACAGGTATTGAGAATCCTGCTACAGGATTTCTTAGATTACCATACGCAACAGTACCAGATTTAAATGGTTGGTATAGAGATTCCGCTGGTGTATGTACATATTCTTATAGATTATCAAATATAACTCCTCAAGATCCAGGAGCAGTTGTTCCTATTATTGTAAATATATCTTCTTATGCTAATAGTACATTAGCTTGTGGACCAGGTTGTGTACCAACAACTACATCAACGACCTCTACAACTACAACAATTCCTGTAAACTTTAATACTTCTGGTGGATGTGAACATGGAACATCTGCTGATGGTAGTGGAGCTATTGTAACATTTTATGGAGGTGGTGGAACATATCAAGCTTCTAGTGTAACTTATGCAACCGAAGTACTTGCTTTAGCTGGTACATATACAGATATAACTACAACTAGAGTTTTCCCAAGTTTATCTGCTGGAACATATTGGGTAGCATTAAGAGATAAAGCTGATGTAGCTAATAAAATAGCACACTCATTTGTTATAGGTACTTGTGCTACAACTACCACAACAACACTTCCTCCAGTTACTGCTAATATATCAGCAACTTGTACAGGAATTACTCAAACTATAGATATTACTGGTGTGGCAGGTGGAAGTGGAACTTATACAATTAGTGGTACAACTTATCCAGATGCATTAAGTGCTTCTACAGGTCCTCTTGTAGCATTGGTAGGAACAAGTAAAAGTTATTTAAATCAACCTAGTGGAGCACGATATGTTTTAATTACATCTCCTGGAGTTGGCGGTACTATGAAAACATTAGGTAATGTTTGTACAACAACAACAACCACTACATGTCTTCCTGCAGGTACATTAATTAGTACTCCAGGATGTCTTAATCCAGGAACAGGTGGAAGCTGTACCTATCGTTACATCAGAGCTAATGGAACATGTGGAACTTATAATGATGATGTAGCAGCATGTTCTACATGTTGTCCTGCAGATGGTACATATATTAGTGGAGGATCTTGTGTAAGTTATGGTTCATCATGTTCTTATGTAACAACTGTAGCAAATGGTTCTTGTGGAACACGTACAAATACAGCTAGTAACTGTGGAACTTGTTGCCCTGCATCTGGAACTATATTAAGTGAAGGTTGCGTAAGTTCTGGATCAAGCTGTACATATAGATATGTTAGAGCTAATGGTTCTTGTGGTTCATACAATGATGACACTACAAACTGTGGTGCATGTTGTCCAGCTTATGGAACTATTATAAGTGAAGGATGTATAGCTTACGGTTCTTCTTGTACATACAGATATACAAAAGCAAATGGTTCTTGTGGTACATTTATTCAAGATATTACAGCTTGTACTACTTGCGGACTTCCTGTAGTTAGTACTTATGGATACACTGAACAATTTGGACCAGAGTGTTATTATTATCCTAATGAATATGAATCATTTAGAACTTACTATGTTGATTTCACAGGACCTATGCCTGGTAATGGTCAAGTTGATGCATTATATTATGGTGGTGATGGACAAACAATTTATTTCTATACTGGTGATGTTGGTGTTAGTTGGGGAGTAAGTTGTGGTTGTGGATATTATTGTACAGATATACAAAGTGTAAGTATCATATATTACTAATATTCAATACACTTGGTTGTTGGTTTCCAAGTCTGTTCCCCTGGGGTTTCTACCCTGGGGGTTTTTATTTCAACTCTAATCAGATTGATTATATACATTAATTAAATTAGTTAATAAAATTTGGGAAATATCAAAAAAGTTCCATATCTTTACACTAATTTTAACTAAATCAAGACATATATGTCAAACAACCAACAGTTGCTAGAACAGCTAGATTCATTGCTTAGCTGGAAAAAATCAAAAAAGTTTTATGCTGAAAGGCTTGGTATCACTGAATTAGAAGTTGATGAGTTATTAAAAGAATTGAGATCAGAAGATAGAGTTGAAGAAGATGCAGAGATTGGAAACTATATAGCAGACCTAGAAGATGTAATTATTAAGTTTACAGAAGATCTAGTTAAGGGTACAGGAGAACTTGTAGCTAATGTCTCTGAGGAGATTAAAAGCCTTGATGAGCTTATTGAGAAGTGTAAGATAGATACAGAGAAGTGGGAAATCACTAAATATGTACAAAACTACTGGGGTAATGGTGAGAATCCACACTGGCAGGTTAAAGCTTGGTTAGGTAAGAAAACAGCTGAACAAGTATTTCAAGATTCATTTGTAGACTTCTTAGAAGCATATGAGCCTGTAAGTCAAGCAGTTATGAGTCCTAAGTTTGTAGATGGTAAGGATAATGCAATGTTAATTATCAACAAGCAAGACTCTCACTTAAACAAATATGATATTGATGGTAATAATGATATAGATGATAGGTTAGCTTCTATTGTGCATAAGGTTGAAGTGATTGTTAATCAAGCTCAACTTTCTAATAATTTAGAGCATATTACATATATCCTTGGTTCTGATGAGTTTAATAGTGAATACTCTGGTATGACTACTAAAGGTACTCCTCAGACAAATACCCACACATACCATGATTCATTCAAGTTTATCTGTAATCATGAGATCTTAATGATCACAATGTTATTACAATATGCAGAAAATGTAAATGTAGTGTATGTAGCTGGTAACCATGATGAGTATGCTGGATGGCATATGATCACTTGGTTAGAAGCATTCTTCAGAAATACAGAAAGAGTTCAGTTTGACTGTTCTCCTAAGTATAGAAAATATGTAAGCTATGGTGAATCAGCAATGATGTTTAACCATGGTGATGCAATTAAGCCTGCTAAGTTAGCAGCATTATTCCCAATGGAGTTTAAAGAAGGATGGTCTTTCCATCAGAACTTTTATATCTTTACAGGGGATAAACACCATGAAGTGAGTCATGATTTCAATGGTATTAAATTTTACCAAATTCCAGCATTCTCTAATGCTAAAAGTCTTTGGGATGATAAGAATGGTCATACGATGTCTAAAGCTGAAGTGACTGGATTCTTAATAGAACAAAGCTCAGGAATGACAAATATATTCAAACAATATTTATAATGTCCACATTACGTAAATTAGTCTCAGATGTTCGTGCTATACATAAAATGTTATCAACTGATAGTTTGATAACAGATAGAGCGATTGCATCTGAGGTTAAAAACAACACAAATTTATTAGTTAAACGTGAAACAAATATGAGAAGGCTTTGGGCTACTGATACTTTGTTTACAACTATTTCCTGTTTGGAAATGGTTGAAGTTCCTATTTCTGAATGTTGTGATTATGTAGATCCATGCACTGTAGCTAGAACTAAGTTTAAACTTCCTCGTATTGCTGAAGGTAATTATCAATATGTTATACAGGGTGTTTATTCTATTAATGCTATGGGAGGAAAAGGATCTAAGTTTAAAGAGATTACTATCAATAGATATATGAATCTATTGAAACTTCCTATTATAAAGAACGAGCAATACTATTGGATAGCTAATGGTGGTTATTTATATATCAGTAACCCTATGGTACAAACTCTTAGAATCTCTGCATTCTTTGAAGAAGATGTACCTAATGATATACTATATGGTACATGCGAAGGTCAACAACCTACAGTAGAAGAATACTGCATTAATCCTTTAGATAAAGAATTTGCATGTCCTGGTTACTTAGAAAAACAAGTTCTAGAGCTTACTTCTCAAAAGCTACTTCAAACATACTTTAACATAAAAACAGACATGACTGATAATGGCATTGATGGACAAGCTCCTAATGCACAACCTACAAGTTAATGCGTACAAAGATAGACTGGAGAAGCTCTAGTAAAGACAACTACAATAATTTTTGCAAAAAGAACCCCACTATAAAATTAACATTTGATGAGTGGAGAAATATTATTTATTCCTTTAATGATTCTTTTAAGATTTATATCTTAGAATCTGGAGAGAAGGCAAAACTTCCCTTTGGATTTGGAGAATTCTCTATTAATAAAAAGAAGAGAAGAAAGATGAAAGGGGTAGATGGTAAAGAATTCATTAATCTTCCTATTGATTGGAAGAAAACTAAAGAGAAGGGTAAAATTATTTACAACTTTAACTATCACACAGAAGGTTATTTCTTTGGCTGGATGTGGTTTAGAGAAACTGCTAGATTAAGAAATATAGAACTTTGGTATTTTAAACCCTCTCGTACAACCTCTAGGTTATTATCACACTACATACAAACCAACGACAAATATCAACATATTTATCGTGAATGGAAAAAATAAAATAAATGTCATATTATTACAAATACAACTTTGTCTCTCCTGAGCCTGTCTACTCTACTGTTAAAGAGGAGCTAAAAAGCTACTTTGATACAGGAGCTGTAGATGATTTGTTATTCCCTACCTATTTAAACAAGTGTTTGAATAAATTAGGTAGAACTACTTATGCTATCACTGAGACAATCTTATATATAGAAGACTTTCAATGTAGACTTCCAGATAACTTTTACGCTGTAAGAGAAGCTTGGATGTGTACATCTGTAGATGGAAGACCTTATCAGAATGCAAACTCATTCTATGCACAGGCAGCTTCTACAGAAACTATTCAAATTACTCCTGTAGTTACAAATCAGACTTGTACTAATCCAAACTGTACAACTCCTAGTTGTGAAGGTACATGTATGCCAGAATATATACAAGCTGTATATAAAACAAATAATTCTACAATCCAGAACTTTAAGAGAGAATTCTTATTGAAGCCAGGTAATATATCAGTTCAAGCTCATTGCGATCTTCATTGTGCAAACATGGGGGCTTCATCTGCTGATTCCTTTGATATTAGAGATAATAAGTTTGTTACTAATTTTAGAAATGGTACGGTACATTTGATATTCTACGCTACAGAATATGATAATATTGGTAATCAAATGATTCCTGATAACTATCGTATTAGAGAGTTTGTTGAATCATTCATTAAGTATAAAGTATTTGAGATGTTATCTAATCAGTTAACCGATGAAACATTTCAGCAAATACAAGGAAAGCTTGCATATTATAAACAATTACATGATGAAGCATTTATCATGGCTGATATTGAGATTAAGAAGCAAACAGCTTGGGAAAAACAAAGACGAATCAAGAATGACTTGAATAGATTTAATATGTACGAATTACCAAATAGAACTAATAGATACGGTTGGAGAAGAAATAATTAATAACTTATGGCAGATCAACAACAACCTCAAGGAAATGTTAGGCAGGAGTTTGCATTAGGTAGACTTGGAATGAATATGGATTCATCTGTTAATCAGGTGGAGAAAGGTCAGTTAACTTATGCTTTAAATGCTTCTGTGGAGAACTTTGACTCAAACTCTGTAAACTATCAGAATGAGCCAGGTAATGAGATATGCCTAAACTTTCCTGAAGGATACCAATTAATTGGTAAACATTTTATTTCAGAGCAAAATAAACATGTATTCTTTTTAGTAAACGATGCTGAAGGCAAATCTGAGATTGGATATATGGACAATAACGATTGTCAATATCATACATATATTAATGCTGATTGTTTAAACTTTCAAATTAATCATCCTATTCATAAAGCAGTACATAAGATTTTTAATTGTACTACAGAGATATATTGGACAGATGGTGTTAACCCTAGAAGATATTTAAATCTAGATAATATTCCATACGTTACAACTTATGGAGCTACTGTATGTGATATAACTACTACTTTAGTTATTGATTGTAATAAGATTAAAGTACAACCAAATTTTGATATTCCTTTATTAGAAATAAATAAAATTATTACTGGTGGAGAGTTGAAAGCTGGTACATACCAATTTGCTATTCAGTATGCAAATGCTGCTAGTGGTGGATATACATCATACTATTCTGTAACTAATCCAACTCCTATATCTAATCCTGATCTTACAACTATGGATTTCAACTATACAGTTGGACGATCTATTCAGGTAGATATTAAACATCTTGATTTAACAGGTTATTTTGAATATTATAACTTAGCCGTAATTAAGACAATAAATAATATTACGTCTGTAGAGTTAATCGGTACTTACTTTATAGATAGTGCTACAAAACAGATTACATACACAGGACAAAATCAAACACAGATTCGTCTTACCGTAGACGATATCTTTGAGAAGTATCCATATTATGATATTGCAGATGATCTTGCTGCTGTACAAGATGTTCTTGTATGGAAAGGATTAACCACTATAGATAAAATGAATTTGCAACCTATTGCTAATCAAATTAATCTACAATGGCAAACTTGGAGAATACCTCCAACCAAAAACTATTCAGATGAATTATTAGCTACAAACTATAGAGGCTATTTGAGAGATGAAGTTTATGCATTTGAAATAGTATTCTTATTATCTAATGGTAAACAAACTGATGGTTTTCATATACCTGGTAGAGTTGCAGATGGTAATGACTTAACTCTTGTATATAAGAGTGCGAATGATGATTATATTGGAGATGGTGCTCCTCAAGAATATTGGAAGATTTATAACACAGGATCTGTAACAGGATTCTCCCCAGGATATTCTGCTGTTTCTACATATGAAGGACCTTATCAATTTGGTCAAATGTCTTATTGGCAATCTACTGAAACATATCCTTGTAATGATAATGTTTGGGGTGAATTATCTGGTCAACCTATTAGACATCATAAATTTCCTGATGCTCTTGTAAGTCCTATATTTGAATCTATTTCTCCAGACTATAATACTCCTGTAATTCGTAATAATGCAATATTACCAATTGGAATGTTAATGAATGTTCAGCAAGTAGAGCAATTAGTCCATAACTCATCAGAACTTACACAAGAACAAAAAGATTCTATTGTAGGATTTAAAATAGTTAGAGGTGATAGAGCTACAAATAGATCTATCATAGCTAAAGGTATTATTAGAAATGTAGGTAAGTATACTAGAGAAGGAACAGATTACTTTTTTCCTAACTATCCATACAATGACTTACGTGCAGATCCATTCTTATTAACAAAGAATAATGCGTATAATGCTCAAGCTAATACATTTAAGATTACTACAATAGGTCAAGTTACAGTTCAATATACAGATCCTTATACAGGAGATTTAGCATCTGCAATATATGCATCAGGAATTACAACAACCTTTTGTTCATTAAGTTCTCCTGTAGCAGACCCATCAGTAAATGCTGTGTTTGTTAATATAACTTCTCAATCATATACATTAACTACTAAAAGTCCAACAATAGGAGCTACTACATTTGCATATACAGAACCTATATATCAAAATGTAGTTAGTATTGTTGTATATTATGGTAGTCCTCAAACAGTTAACTCAACAACTCTTCCTACAAGAATATCAGGATCAAGCAACTTTAGTATATTAACAAATGTTAACTATCAAAATACAGCATGTTATCCTACTCAGTTAGATGCATTCTCTGATCAATCATCTAAATATAGAATGGTATTTAACTCTCCAGAAACATCTTTTGGACAGCCTTATTTAGGAAATGTGATTAAGATGGAGAATGCTATGTTTGGAGGAGGTAGGTCTCACTTTATTAAAGTGAAGAAACATGCTCTTTACAAATTACTTACAGTTGGTGCTCAACAATCTGCTTTAGATTCTAGTTATACAATTGCTAATCTTACAGGTACATTGAATGCAACTGCTATGTTTACAGCATACCAGTCATATCTTCAGATATATATTAATGGAGTTACAAGAAAGAACTATGCATATTCTTTTAACTCTATGGCTAGTTATGATTATATTGCTCCTGTACCAAATGGTCAAAGTATAAAACAAAGACCTTTAGATTTACAACAATATCTAATTCCAGGAGTACAATCAGTTAGTGATACGTATGATGTTAATAATTATAGTAGAGAAACATCTGTATATTTAAGAACTGATCTTACACGTGATCCTTTAGATTTTCCTAATACTATTCCAGCATTGACATCTACCAATATGTCTGATAATTCAAGGTTTACAGCATCTTCTGTAAATGCTTGTACAACTCCTGAAGAATTAAGAAATATTAAAGTGGTAGCATATTATGCTTCTATGAAGAATATTATTAATGGTCAATGGGGACAGATGTATTCTTATAATACAATTGATACAGGATTTGAAAGAATATTTACTGCTATTCCAAATCAAGATAGAGAAACATTCTTTGGTGGTGATACGTTTATTGGTAGATTTGCATTTAAAACTAAGCTTCCTTTCTTTATTGATAATAGAGTTGGAGCTCCTAATGATAGTGATATATTTTATGATGAGTTAGGTAATATAGCCTATCCACAATATTGGTATTCTGCTAGATCTATTTTAAATAACTATACTATAAATGGTACAGTTATGAGAAATATGATTTCTTATAAAGCTCACTACTTTGATTGTCCTAGTGATTATGTTACTCCAGGTATTACTACCACTACTACATCTACAACTTTAACTGCTGGTGTAACAAGTACTGTAGGTACTGTATCTGATACTGCTATCTATGATGGTAAAATGTATTTGTTTGCTTATGGCATTCCTAGTTTCTATACAGAGAGTTCTATTAACTTAGATCTTCGTCAAGCATTTAATGATAGAGAAGGTGATTTTTATCCACACGTTAGCTCAGGTATTCCTGACAACTGGTTACAAGAAACTGAAGTGCCTATCATTCAAGATAATACATATTACTATAATGTAACATATTCTAAACAGAATAAAGAAAATTACTTCTCTCACCTACCTGTAGATTGGACACCTAGTATATGTTATACAGAATATCCTTTCAGAGCTATTTATTCTGAAACACAAGATTCTAATCCAAATACAAAAGTAAATAGCTGGTTGAATTATGCTCCAGTATCTTTATTTGATTTTCCTCAGAACTATGGTGGTTTAACATCATTGGATGGTATTCAGAATAGAGCTATACTAGCTAGATTTGAGAATAAGACATTGATGTACAATAACTTATTAACTATTAATACAAGTAACCCTCAAGCTGCTTATGTTGGTAATCCTAATATGTTCAGTGCTCCTCCAATTGACTTTGCTGAAACAGATCTTGGATATGTAGGTTCTCAGAATAAGATGTTATTAAAGATACCTAATGGACAAATTACTATAGATGCTAAAAGAGGTCAAGTATTTTTAATTCAAGGAACACAAGCACAAGATCTTTCTGCATTTGGTTCTGGTATGACTAGATTCTTTACAGACCATTTAGCATTTGAAGTGTTACGTTACTTCCCAGATGTAAATACAGATAATCATTTTAATGGTATTGGTTTACACAGTGTATATGATAGTAAGTTTGATAGAGTTATCATTAGTAAGTTAGATTACATTCCTCAAGTTGGTGTAACTAACATTCAATATGATTCTATATTACAAAAGTTTTATATATTACATACAGTTGGAACACTTCCAAATCAATCTACATATAGAGAATATTTAGAATTAACTGATAATAGATATTTCTGTAATAAGTCTTGGACATTATCATTTAGCTTTAATACTAAAAGTTGGATAAGTTTTCATAGTTATATTCCTAACTTCTATATAGCTGAGAACAATTTCTTCTATTCTGGATTGAATGGTGGATGTGATCTTGCAGCAGTTGCTTTAGTAGAAATTCCAGAACCTCCTACAACAACAAGTACAACAACTCAAGGACTTGATTGTACATTAAGTGGTACAGTTGTATACAGTGGTCCTGTATTCACTACAACAAGTACTACTACTAATTCTGAGCTCACAACCACTACTACAACTGCAAATACAACAGCTCCTCCACCTCCAGTACCAGGATATAACTCATTTGTATTTGGTTATACACCTTCATATTCAACTGGACAAATTGCTTGTGCTAATAAGGTTAATCCAGCAACTACTGTATATGCATATTCATCAAGTGCTATCGTAGGTAATGGTTCAATAATTTATTCTATTATTCCTGGCGATCCTTTCTATCCAGTAGGTATATTATCAATAGGCGGATTTTATTCTGATGGTGTAAACTACTGGCTTTGTACAGATGGTGTATTATCTGGTCAAACAACTTGTCCTACATGTAATGTTCCTACGGTAATTAATTTATCTGGTAGTTTCTCTTCACAACAGCCTGCTCAAGATCAATATGAATATTATGCTGATGCATCAGTTACTATATGTAAAACATATACAACAGATATTAACTTTATAGTTACTGTTGAAAGTACTAACGCAGGTATAGCACAGGTTCCTGTAACAATTTTTGCAGGTAATACGTATAATTCTGGTCAATTGTATATAGGTTCTTCAGATCCAGTTAATGTATATGGCTATTGTATTGCTTCTTGTGATGTACCAAGTGTTGTATTTACTGGATACTCATGCTAAACTTAAAATAAAAAATGTCTAAAACAGTAATAATAAAATTAACGAAAGCTGGAAACAGAACAGGTCCCTTTACATTGACAACCAATGAAGGGACTATTCTTGTTACAGGTGTAACTAAACCTCAATTAATAAATGGAGTTAGCTATTCTGTAAATGACACTGTTACTTCTATTACATTAACATCTACAGGAAAATGTAAGACAGTTAAGGTTATTACCGTTGGAACTGCTACACCTAGTCAGATTGCTGCATACACATACTCTCCTTTTAATACAGGATCTATATGGAGACATCTTACTAACACATTGATTTACAACAAGTTCTATGATAGTGTAGAACCTTACATAATTGAATATCCATTCTCTTACCAATCTTATGATGAGATTTTACAGAATGTAAAAGATTATACTAAGGCATATAAATATCTTCTTGTACCAGATGGTGTATTTAATGATAATGCTAGAATAGAAACTGATAACCATTATTTCAATAAAGCTGTTCTTTATAATGGACAACAGTCTACAGGCATACTTGAACTAGTTCCTAAGCCTAAGAATAACTTAAGTCAGTATCTATCTTATCCTATCTACAATGCTGAAAGTAAAACTATCACTTACACTAAGTCAGATAACTTTTATCAATATAATACTTTCTGGGGATTAGTTAAAGATAAATTCGTACCTTTGTTTGAGGTGAGTTGTGAATCATTATCAATAGATAAACTAGTAAAACAATCAAACATGGACTACGGTAAAAGATCATATAAAAAAGAACCACTAAGAGCAAAAGATCTTAAAGTGAGACACATCTTAGATAACTCATCTGAAGCTCATTTGGTTAGTCAATTTATTGTTACACCTGCTCAAATCTCTTATAAATAATGGCAAAGAAATGGTTAGAAAATTATAATGATTCAAAGGTATCTACAGGTCCAGGATTTGTAGGACAAGGATATGATACAACTGGTAGAAACTATTCTCCTGCATGGGGGGGTCAGTTTGCTGGTGGTGGAGAATTAGGTGATCCAATCCTTACAAGCAATCCAAATGATCCTAGATTAAAAGCTTATACAGATAGTCTTAATTTATATAAGGCTTATCGTATGCAAGATAAATTAATGGGTCCTGGAAGTGAAGCTTCAAAAACTAAGTTACCTTCTTATGAATGGTCAACTAAGCAATTAAAAGATAAAAGAATAAAAAGAAAAGTTCAGGGTATTGATGAACCTATTTCTGATGATTATCGAAGCGAAAAAGATCAATTTAAAAGAGGATATAATCCTTGGTCTGCAAGAAAAGAGGATAAGCAATTATTAGACTATTATAAGTCTTTAGGATTTACTTCTAATGATATAATGTATCATAGTTCTCCAGATTTAGTTAGTGATAAAATAAGACCTACAGGTAGTTATTTTGATGGATCTGCACAAAGTCCTGTATATAAAAAACCAAAACAACCAGTTAAATATCAAAAACCTGAACCAGCTCCAGTAGTTGCACAACAATCAATAGTTACTCCTGCTTCACAACCTAAATCTTTATATGAATATGAAGGAGAACAAGTTATGGCTCAAACACCTTATGGTGGTGGTAGTGCAATGGTAGGAGTTAAAAAGAAAGATGGTAGTATTGAATATATCAGACCAGAAGATTATCAAAGAATGGGAGTTCCTAGTTATGGTCAAGAATATATAAAGACTCATCAAAAGATGGCTATGGGCGGTGTTCCAGGTCTTACAGGTGCAATGTATGCACGCATAGGTGCACCATCAAATGGTAAATATGCTAAGAAGACTAAAGCTTCTGCAAAGAATGGTAAACAAATACCTACAGCAGAATTTGGAGATTACTTCCAAAGCTCTGGTCAAGCATCGATTGGTAAAGGTATAGGTTCTGGAATTGGTAATATTCTTCTTCCTGGTATTGGAGGAAAGATTGGTGGAATGATTGGTACAGTAGCAGGTAACTTATTAGGTGGTGCTGATGATGCTAATAAACTTGCTAGAGTTAATACTCAGAATCAAAAGAATTTAGAACAAACAGCATATGCTCAAGGAGCACAAGCTATTCAAAGTCAGTATAGTAATATAATGCAGAATGGTGGTGAGATGCAATACTACCAGAATGGATTAGATTGGAAACCTAAGAGTATTAGTAAAAATGGTGGCTGGTTAAATAAATATAAATAAATCATACAATAGATTATAATATGAAAGATCAAATGTTAAAGATGGCTGGAGTTAAATCTGAAAAGGATTTCTATAAGAAGTTTCCTACAGAAGAAGCATTTATGGCTAAATACGGAAAGAAGTTTGAGAAAGCCAAAATGGGTAAAGCTATGGTTCAAGAACAATTAGAACAACTTACTGATTTTGGAAATCCTCCAGAAGCAGCAGTTGGTCAAATGTTAAATAGCCCTACGCAAGCTCAAGCGTATAAACCAGTTTCACTATCTGATATACAGAGTGGTGTAAATGCTAACCAAGCTGGTCTTACAAAAGATCAATATCTTAAGAATCAACAAGCTGCACAACAAGCTCCTAGCTCTCAACCACAACAAGGTCAAACAGGTCCACAAGCTTTAATAGGATTGGCAGGAGAAGCTATGAAACACTTTGGTGGTAACAATGCAAACATATCTAAACTTGGTGATACCATTGGACAGTTTGCAAAACTTGGAAAAAATGGTACAGAAATACCACAAGCCTTTGGTGGAGATATCTTAGGTGGACTTACTAAGTTTACTGGAGGTGTTGATAAGTTATTAGGTAAAGTTAATTTAGGTGGTGGTGCTGGTGTAGGAAGTATTCCAGGTGCAGATAAATTACTTGGTAATGTAAACCTTTCAGGAATAACAGGTGGTATGGGTGCTGCAACAGCAACAGGTGCTGGTAAAGTTGCAGGAGGTGCTGCTAATGATATATTAGGTAAGAATGTAGTGAACACTCCTGATCTTGGTCAAGGTATGTTTGGTAAACTTGCAGGTGGTCTTAATAAAGGATTAGATAAATTAGGTGGTGCTGGTAATGTTATTTCTTCAGGAATGGACATTATGAAAGGATTTGGTCAAATGAAAGAGCAAAAGAATGCTTACAATAAAGCTGATCAATCTATGCAACTAAGTGGACTTGGATTACAAGCTGCTAGTGGACCAAAACAAATTGAACATCGTGATTATATGAGACCTGAAGATCAACGATTTGCACAAAATCAAATGTCTCCTTCTTATGGTACAGGTTCAAATGTATTAAGTGCAGCAGATGGTGCTGAGTTAAAAGGTTATTCAAATACATATAATGATCCTTATACATTATATTCTGGTCTTGGATATGAGCCATTGAACGATAGTTCAATTAAACAATACGAAGATGGTGGTTACATTAGTCACAATTGGAATCCTCAAGTGATTACACATTTTGGTGATATGACAAAAGAAGACTTTGATAAAGCAGCTCATGAAATGAGATGGGGTGGTCAGATCAATGAGAATAAGATGTATGGTACTGATTATTATCCTATTGCTGCAGATGGAGAGATACTTGATTCTGCAATTAGAGCTAAGACAGATTTACAAACTACTACAACTGATGGTAGATATACTCAAAATCTTAGAGATGCTATTAGCTCTACAGATAGATATGCAGATGGAAGACCTGTTGAAAAAACAGATATGTATACTATGACAAAAGGAGATCAAGATAATCAACGTGTTAAACAATTCTTAAGAAGTCAAGTAGGAGATGAAGCTCCTCAATATAGTATGCAAAAGACATACAAGCCTTTATTTAGCGATCAATATAAAACTAAGTCTAGAACTATAGGTGAAGGTAGAGGTGAGCGTAGAATGGCTGATATGGAGCAATTCTTATCTGAACCACAAACTAACATGGCTAATGGTGGTGCTATGAATGGTAAGTTACAAACACATTGGGGTGGTAAAGCAGAAGATATTTCTTATAATAAATATGGAGCAGGTACAGGATTAACATCAATGTTAAGTGGCAACAAACATAGTCAATCTGATGGACATGGTAATACAGGTATTGGTGTTGGATATGCTGAAGATGGACAAGAACTTCAAAATATAGATGTACAAGCTGAAGCTCAAGATAATGAACCTATGCTTGAAGTTGAAGGACCTAATGGTAAACCTGTAGCACATGTTGCTGGTAAGATTAAAATTCCTAAGTATGTTGCTAAACATCTTGGAGATGAATCTGCTGAAGGTAAAACTTTCCAGAAATACATTGCTGATTTAGCTACTCGTGAGAACAAAGCTAATAAGAAGATTACAGAAGGACTTAAGTTAATCAATGGTTCAAATCCTGATAACGTTTTTGAAAATCCAACATTTATGTCTGGTAAATTTAAGAAAGATGGTGGTGAAGATATATTGGAGAGTGTTGCTCAGTTGAAAGAAAAAGCAATGCATTGGCAGTCAGCATTTAATGAAGCAGCTCCTGAATTTGGATATGATGATTCAGCTAAGTTCGTAGAAGATGCTAACAAAGGTAAAATTAATTTCAATAAATCTATATTTGGTAGTAAGTTAGAAACAGCTGCTGATGGTACTGAATTAAGTTCATACGAATATGATGGTGAGAAAGAACCATGGAATAGTGCCCCTTATCCATCTCCTTACAGATTACCTGCTGGTAGTACGCTGTTTGACGGATCTAAAAGATATCCTAATTCTACACTTAGAGATAATGATGGTAGTATTGTACAACATGCTCCATTGTTTGGACGTATGCTTGGAGTACAAGATAAACATTCTTACTTCAATCCATTATTGGATAGTACATTAATGTCTGGCGATACAGGATATCGTCCTGGTGAGTTTAATCCAGAGACGAATGATAGATTAATGTATAACCAAAGAACTTCACAATTTAATCCTGATTACAATAGTGCATTTACATTTGGTACACAACTTCCATTTACAGCTGCACCTCCACCAATAGCAGATCCTGCAACTTTGCCTACACTTCAACCCAATGGTCAAATGGCTCCTGCACAACAAGCACCTGCTCCTACACAAGCACAGGTGAAAGCAGTTGCTAAACAAATGGGTGTTAGTCCAGCTGTTGCAGCTGCAGCAATTTCTCAAAATAATCAAGCAGGTGCTTCAGCTACTAATGCTCCTGCAGGTGGTACAGCTAATCCAGCAACAGCTACTGCACCAGGACTTCCTGAAATTAGTAAAGCAGACTATGATGAAATTAGTTCTCTTTATGAAGCAGCTAAGAAAGCTGGAAAAGGACCTGCTGTATTGAAGTTCCAACAAGCTTACAATAAGAAATTCCCTGAGTATGCTAAGTCTGTAATAGCTCAATATCCTGGTTCAAAGATTAAGAGTTTAAAAGGAAATGAAGATAGTATCTTTGGTAAGAGAACTCAACAATATATGACTGCATTAGGGCAACCTAAAGCAGAGGGACCTAAATTCCCAGGAAGAACTGTTACAGCAGCACCTCCAATATCTCCAGTTGCTAGTAAATTTTCTACAACTCCTATTAAGAATAAGATTAAGTTTCCTTGGGAACCATTAGCTGACCAAGCAATGGACTATCTTAATAAACCATTAAGAAAGGATCTTGATTCAAATCAGTTAGCTGGAGAGATGTATGCATTGGCTAATAATCAATTAGAACCAATTAGAGCACAAAAGGTGTCTGCTGCATTAATGAGCCCTTATCAGATCTCTTTACAGGATCAATTGAATGCTAACCAGGCTGACTTTAATAGTCTTGTTAAACAGGCTGGAAATAACCCTGCTGCTCTTTCTACATTAGCTGCTCAAAAGTATAGAGCTAACTCAGGTGTATCAGGTGAGGAGTTTAGAATTAATCAAGGACTTGCCGCAAATGCTTATGATAAGAATAGAGCAGAACTTCGTGATACAGCATTTAAGAATATGGATATCATGAACAATCAGTGGATGTTACAAGAGAAAGCAAAAGCTAATACAAAGTCTACAAACATTGCTGCTCTTAGCTCTATTGCTGATAAATATGCTAAGAATGCTTCTGAGAACTTTGCAGGTGCTATTGCTCAGAACATGTATCCTAAATTTAACTTCAATGCAGCAGGTAAAGCTTATGTTAATCCATCGTTTACTAATCCTATTAACATGCCTACTCTTGGTACAGGAGAAGATACTGCAAATAACATTCCTTCAAAAATATCTAGCTTTGCAGATTATTTTAAAGGAGGAACACCTAAAGCTACAAAAGCTACAAAATCTACAATGGGAGCTAATGGACTAATTGTTAAAAACTTCAAAAGAATCTAATCAACTCAATTATACCAAATTAACGAAATACGTTAAATCTCTTGGTACTTATAATAATTTAAATTACATTTGCTAATCCTTATATTATGGCATCATTCGCAGACAATATACCACAGTTCAATCCCTATGTGTCACAGCTCCCAGTTGAGCTGATGACCCAAGTTGGTATGCAAAAACAGGAGAAATATGAACAAGGTGTTGAAAAACTTCAATCATATTACGATAATGTAGTTGGAGGTTTGGATATGGCTAAAGATTCAGATAAACAATATGCTCAATCTTTAATCAATCAAGTTGGAAGCAATATGAAATGGGTAGCTGCTGGAGATTTCTCCAATCAACAGTTAGTCAATTCTGTTGGTAACATGGCTACACAGATCACTAAAGATCCTAAAATACTTAATGCTGTATCTTCTACTGCTTTATACAGACAACAAAGAGCTAAGATTCAAAAAGATATAGATGAAGGTAAATCTAATCCAGCTAATATAGATGAGTTTGATGAGCAAGCTGCTCCTTGGTTAAACTCTAAAGAGGTAGGAGAAAAATTCAATGGTACATACAATCCATTCTTTGATGTAGATAAGTTTGCTAAAGAACAATTCGATGCTATCAAACCAGGTGGTTATACACATGATCAAGTATTTGAAACAGATATCAATGGTCATACAAAGTTTGATAAAAAAGGAGTTCCTATTTATTCTCCAGTGATGATTAGATTAAAGAAAGAAGGCAGACTTCCTCAAGAGGTTGCTGGTGCTATTGATCAAATCATGTCTGATCCAAGAGTAAGTAAACAATTAGGTATTACTGGTAAGTATAACTATAAAGGATTAGATTCACAAAATTTAATTGACACTGTATATAATCAAAGAGATGCTAAACTATCTAACTACTTAGGTAGAATGGCTGAGTTAAATCTTGATAAGAAATTAGGTAAAGATGTACAAGCTGATATAGATAGTCTTCAATCTAATATAGATACTATTACAAGTAACTATGATACGTTAGCTAAATCAGCTAATGAAAATCCAAATGGATTAAGAGGTTATTTATATAAAGAACAAGTTAAAGATAACTATAGAGCTATATATGGTTCTACAAGAGTAAGTGAAGAAACTATGGCTAATCCAGGTTGGGATGCTAACTTCAAATTACTATCTGAAGCAAATGAACAATCTAGATTTACTCAAAGGTTATCTTGGGATATGACTAATGCTAGAGAAGGTAGAGCTGCCACTGCAGCAGAAAATAAATTAAATCGTGAAAGTGCACTAAATATTGCATTAACAAAAGGTAAAGGTAAAGGTGTTCCTGGAACTGGTGCATTTGAAAATATTGGTGGTGCAACTTGGGATGAGAACTCTTCTGCATTAGATCCTATAGTTAATTTTGAAAGAAAGAAAGCTGAGGTGGCTGATGGTTTTTTAAATAGTTCATATAACTTTATCTGGGATGCATTCTATAATGGTAATGCTAGAGCAGATAAAAATGTAAATGATTTAATAGCTAAAGGCAATAGTAGAGAAGGTGCTATCAAACTTGTTATGGATAATATGGCTAAGCAAGAAAAGATGACACCAGAACAATTTATGAATACGTTTGGAGAAAAGGCTGTAAATAGAATTAATAAAAATCTTGCTACTGCTTCTCCTAAATTAATAGATCAGTATAAAGCATTTAAGAACTCACAACAAGAATACAATCACATACTTGCTAAAGATGCTCAATATACTAAAACACTTGAGCAAGAACTTCCAGGAACTGATGTAGATAAACAACTACAAAATTTAAATACTAAACCTGTAAGTGTTGACTTCAATGGTCAGAAATATAACTTAACTAAAGAAGACTTTTTTGATGCAGCTGTTTACATGGCTGGTCATAAATCTGCTCTTGGTTTAGATACTAAAGTACAAAGTGATGCAGCACAACAAGCAGAACGTAGACTTGCTGCAAGAGGTAAATCATTTATTTTAGATACAGCAATTGATCAGTTTGGTAACACTATCACTGGACAACATGGTATTGCTACTGGATTAATTAGAGCTGGTAGAGCATTACGTAAAGGTATAACTGGTATGTTTGGTGATGATACATACGCAAGAGATGAAAGAGGAAGTATGCTTTCTCCTATGAATATGGGTAGTACAGGTAGTGCATTTCAAAAGAACTTACAAACAGCGTTTGATCTTGTTCATAATGAGACCACTGCAAAAGCATTAACTAGAAAAGGAGAATTAATTAAAGCAGATAACTTCTTTAGACCAAATGTTAAAGCAGATATACTTACAGGAGATGCTGAAGAAGATAGAGCTACATATCAACAAGTTCAATTAATTGCTGGTAACTATGTTACTAGTGGTAAGAACTTAGCTCCAAAGGGAGAACCTGCAAAATTCTTAAGTGCAGTTAGTGGAAAAAATCCAGATCCTTTTGAAGTGAAGGTTTCAGAAGGTCCTGGTGGACAACCTATGGTAACATTAGTTTCTTATGATGATAGTGGTGTAAGTGGATCGTTGGTTATTGCTCCAGACGAAGCATCAAATTTACGTATTGATGTTGGTGCAATGTATGAAACACCAGCAATAACTAATGTTAGAAGTATTATATATTCTAATCCTAGTAAAAGAACATCTCATGGAGATCCAGCTGATTTGAATACATATAGAAATGGAGATTCATATTATCAAAAATGGAAGTTACCAAAGATGGCAAACTCTCCATCAGGATTAGATGCACAAGTAAATATTGAATATAGTAACTCTACTGGATTATATTATGCTAATGTGTATGGGTCAGAAAATGGTAAAGAAGGTATATTACAAACAGATGGTTTTCCAGATTTAAAAGCTGTGGTAAGTCAAATCAATAATATAGATCCTACATTTGTTAGATCGATTATAAAAAAATAAAGAACGATGCCTGAAGATAAAATAGTTAATTTAGGAGGTACAATTGAAGGGTTCCCAACAACTCCTCAAGTAGATCCTAATACAGGATTGCAACATGTAACTCCAGGAGAAATATTATCTCCTAGAGAAATATTTGCTAGAGGTGTATCTAATGCTGCTCAAGGTCCTCAACCTAAGCCTTATCTACCTATGTCAGCTATTTATACAGGTGATAGATATAAAAGTAGTAGACCTTATGAAGATGTTGAAGAAGCGTATGCTATGCAACAAAGTGCTGGAGATAAGATTAAGAATGGTATTATTAAAATGGCTGGTACTGCTGCTACAGGATTCTTATCTGGTACAGTAGGTACTGTATATGGTATAGGTGATGTATTTAGAACAGGTAAGTTTTCTTCATTGTTTAACAATGATTTAAATCAATCATTTGATGAAGCTAATAAAATATTAGAAGATAAGATTCCAAACTATTATACACAAGCTGAGAAAGATGCTGATTGGTTTACTACTAAGAATATATTAACTGCTAACTTTTTCTCTGATAAACTTATCAAGAACTTTGGTTATAGTTTAGGTGCAATGGCTGGTGGATTTGCATGGACTAAACTATTGAAAAGTATGGGTGCTATAAATGGTATAGTAAAAGCTGGTAGAGGTTTAGAAGCTATTGAAGCTGTTGAACAATCTATGGCTGCTGTACCTAGAGCACAGAAGTTTGCTGCATTTGACGGAGCATTAACATCATTAACTCAAAAGTATATTAAGAGTCCTCTTGCTTCTGTTTTAACAAACGGAGAAAGAATTACTACTTCTTTCATGGGTACCATGGGTGAAGCTAGTATGGAAGCTTTACAAAACTCAAATGACTTTAGATTAAAGGCAATCCAAGATTATAAAGATACTCATGGATTTATGCCTACAGGAAAAGATCTTGCAGAGATAGATGCATATAGTGAGAAAATAGGTAACTTCTCTTGGGGTATGAACGTAGCATTACTAACTGGTACTAACTACATTCAACTTCCTAAACTTATTGGATCTTCTAGAAAAGCTGACAAGTTGTTAATTAATGAATTAACTCAAGATGCAGAAACTGGTGTGTTCTCTGCATTTAAACCTGCCACTAAAGCTGGTAGACTTTTATCAGGAACAAGGAATGTAGCTGGATTATTATTCTCTCCTTCAGAAGCATTTGAAGAAGGATCTCAGTTTGCTATTCAAACAGGTACACAAGATTTCTTTAATAGAGCATATAGAGATCATAAAGGTACAGGTGATTTTATATCCAACCTTAATGGAGCATTAACCAATGTAACTACATATGGTGTAGAGCAAGCATTTGGTACTAAGGAAGGTATGGAGAACATCTTAATTGGTGGACTATCTGGAGGTTTACAACAATCTGGTGCTATTGGTACATACCAAAACAAAGAAGGTAAAACTAGAATTGGTATTGGTAAGGGTGGAGAGATTGGTGAAAGAGGTATCTTTGGTACTGGTGGAGAAAGAGCTGAAAATACTAATGTTGCTGTAGCTGCTCTTAACAAAATGAAGTTAGGAGATATATTAAAGGATAGAATGAAGTATGTAGGTATTGCATTAAACTCTCAAAAGTTGAGACAAGAAGCAATTCGTGCAAATGATACATTAGCAGAAAAGGATTTTGAACATGACTTTGTATTATCATATGTTATGCCTAGAGCTAAGTATGGTAAAGAAGCATCTGTTCAACAAGAGCTTTCTTACTATCAATCTCAAGCAACAGACACTGCAGGTTTTGAAGAATTAGTAGCATCTGGTATTGCTAATTCTACTGAAACAAAAGAACAATTCACAAGTAGAATTGAAAACTTAAAAAAGACAGCTAAGTCTGTAAATGATTTATATGATCATTTAAATGATAAGTATAGCGATCTTGTAGATGAAACAGGTAAGAAGAAGTATTCTGATGATGTTGTCGATAAGATGGTGTATGCTGCTGCTAAGATAGGTAACTATGATGAGCGTATTCCACAAGTGAATGCAAAGTTAGCTGAGCATGGTGTTAATACATTAGATGTATTACAAAGCATGATTGGTGAACAAGCTCCTAATGTAGAAGCAACAAAAGCTGCATTAGATCATATCAATAGTTTAAAGACTCCTGAAGGACTAGATGTTCCTCAAGAACTTAAAGATGAACTTAAGGGTGATTTAATTGATGTAATGGAACTTGCGGAAAGAAGAAGAAAGTTCATTAATGAGTATGATGCTATGAAAGAGTATCCTACTGATTATGAAGATCTTATTCCTGAAGATGAAGAAGAGGGTCCTGCAACAATTAAACAATTGCAAAAGAATGAAGGAGACAAAAGAGCTAAAACTGTAAACAAACAAGTTGAAGTTGGTCAAACATATTCATTATCAGAACCATTAAGAAAAGAAGGATCTAGATTACATCTTGCTCCTAAGATCACTGTACTATCTCAAACATTAGGTGGTGAGTATGAAGTTAGACTTCCTGGTGGAGAAACTACATTCTTAACTCCTAAACAGTTTAAGGATTACAATGTATCCGATATAGATAATACAGATCAAGGATACACTGACATTTTAGATAAAGCAATTGATAAGGTTTTAGGTAAAGCTAAATACAACGATGTTACTGTACCTGAAGGAGAAGATAAGATGGCATACATTAACTCATTGAATAACAATGATTTAGCTAGAGATATTCAAAGAGAATTCAATGCTCAATCTGAAGCTTATACAAAAATTAAAGTTGAAGAGAATGCAGCATTAGAAAATGAACAACTTGCTGATGATTTAATTGATGCTATTGAAGAAGAAGGTCTTGTAGAAATTACAGACAATGAAACTGAAGCAGGTCAAGATCCAAGAAAAGAAGATAGAATTGTAATTGATTCTAGTATTGCATCTAAGAAGATTCCTGGATATCAACGTTCAGTAACATTTGCTAATAAGTTCTATAGTATTCCTGAGAACATTAGAAAGAATCTATATGCTGTATTTGTTACATCTAAGAATCAAGCTAAACTTATTCCTGGGTTAGTAGAACATTTAGCTCAAGGTAATAAAAAAGTTAAAACTGATACTACTATTGCTGCTGTTATTGTTGAGAAACAAGCAGATGGTACATCTAAAGTGGTGGGTGTAGATGGTAAACCTTTAGCTGAAGGACAAGATCCTTTAGAGAATGGTATCTTCCAAGTTATGCCTTTAGAAGGATTGAAGTGGAGTGAAGAGTTTGGTAATGAAACAATGTTTAGAGATGACACAGATACTCCTGTTAAAGATCAATTAAAAGCTATCTATGCTAAAAGAAGAGCAAAGATATTAGCTAATGAAGATCTTGTACAAAGAGGATTTGATGTTTCTTTTGGTATAATTAATGGAGCTGTGGATAACACAACTTCTACAAAGGCTGCTGGATTAGTAAGTGATTCAGAACTTCAAGATGGTGCTGTATTAACTATTCCTACTACAGGAGTAGATGTATTATCTAGAGGTACAACTACATTTAAAAAACCTCAAGGTATGGTCTTCTTAGATCAACCTAATGGTTATGTTAGATTACAAACTGCTAAGATTACAGACAAACAAGCAAACACTATTTATGATGTACTTGTGAAATTATCACAAACGATCATGAAGAATAAAGGTGTGACTGATGAAGCTGAACCAATGATTAACTGGTTAAGAACTACACTACAATGGGGTAGTCCTAAAGAAGGAAAGAAACCAGGTAAAAATAGTCTTTGGTTTGCTAAAGATGCTGAAAGAAAGACTGATAGACTTAGATTATACTTTGGTAATGCTAAGATGGATATATCATTTAGACCATCTACATTAAAACAACAAAGAGATATTATCGTCAAAGAATTGTTAGAGTTAACACACAACGTTAATAAAAAACAAACTGAAGATGTTAATGAATCATATAGTGAAATTACTGGTGTATCACCTGAAGGTAATTTAGAAATAAAAGAATGGCAGAACTATCAAACATATTTGTTATCTAGTGAAGGTAGAAGTGAGGAAGAGATTCCTTTAACTACTACAGCTAATCCTATTGGAGAAGGCGAAGCTTCAATTAATAGAGATGGTAACTATTTTATCATGTCAGATTTTGAAGATGATGAAGAGTTTACTCCAATAGTTAAGACTAAGGCTGTTAAGAAAGCTGCAGCTCCTAAAACTGGATTTGATACATTTGGTTTCTCTATAGTATCTACAGGAGATAGAGAAGATGTTGACTATAAAGTTAATCCTGATCAATCTATATCTATTTCTGATTCAGCTGCTAACACTGCTGTATTTGAGAAATTAGCTAAGGATGAATTAACCCTTGAGAAGTTTAAAGCTAAATATGATGAGTTATATGCAGAAGGTAAACTTGCTGTAGCATCTGATGAATTAGAAGACATAGCTATTATTAAAGAAGTTGCTCAAGAAAGAATTGAAAATAACCTAGCACAAAAGGCTGCTATAGAAGAACAAGAAGCTAAAGGTAACAAAGCATTAGCTATGTTACAAGCTATGGATACTAGTCGTGAAGTAGGTGAAGAACAACCTACAGTTTCTGATATAGAAGCTAAGAAAGCTGATATAGAAAATAGAAGAGATAAGGAGCTAGGTACAACAACTATTGCAGATGGAAATGGTTTTTCATATCGTGATAGTTCAATAGCTAAAGCAATTGATGCTAAGTATAATGCAGAACTAGCTGCTTTAGAAGGTGGTAAAATAGATAAAGCTGCAGCTAAAGCATTAAGAAGTAAGATACTTAAAGGTAACAATAACTACGAAGCTCGTGTAAGATTAGACAATTTAATCAAGAATTTTAAAGGAGAGAATTGGGCTGAGGTAGAAGATTGGTTAAAGGCTAACTATAATGGTTCTATCACTAGAGTGAAGACTGTTCTTAGAAATACTAATGGTAAACAATACTGGGGGGCATATAAGGATGGTATGGTTTATGTATATAACAATGCTGAAGCTGGTACTGTATATCACGAGGTGTTCCATGCTATATGGAATACAATGCTTACTCCTAAAGAGCAAGCTACATTAACTGATGAGTTTAAACGTAGAGCTGGTACATTTGTTGATAGACCTACAGGTAAGACAGTTAAGTATGCAGATGCTACAGATGCTCAAATCAGAGAACAACTACCAGAAGAATTTAGAGACTATCGTAATGATGGTACAGTTCCTGCAAAACCTACTAAAGGTAGATCAGGAATTCTAGGATTCTTCCAAGACATTATTGACATGGTTAAGAAGTTCTTCACTGGAAAAGATGCTAAGTTCCATACAGAAGAATTATTTAAAAAGATAAATACAGGTGGATTTAAAACCCCTAACCTTAATGCTAATGCATTATCATTAGGTGGTAAAACTATTAATGATATTGATGAACTTATTCTTACTGGAGATTATGATCCTAGTTTGATAACTGCTGGTTTAACTCCAGACATCATCAATGATATCATGCAACAAATGACTTACGTTACTCTTCGTACATTAGGTTCAGAGGGTAAGGATTTGTTTGATATAGAGAATCCCAATAGAACAGCTTTATTCCAAAATCTTAAAGCAGATCTTGATAAGATTGTATATGATGATTTAGTAGAGATGGCAAATGCTAGTCTAGAAGATGGTACATACACACAAGATGATGTAGACCCTATTCTTTTAGATGCAAAAGCATTGAGAGATACTATCACTGATAAATGGAATGTTCTAACTAAGAAGTTCCAAGAAGAATATTTAAGTTCTTATTCAGTTAAGTTAGATGAGAATGATAATGAGGAAACTAAGAATGAAGATAAGACTGGTAAAGATGGTTATGGTAATGTTGAAAAAGTTGATTCATTCAGAAAAGCTAGTGCAGCTATCAAGTTATTCTTGGCAACTGTACCTGTTAAGAATGTAGATGGAAGTAATAAACCATCATCTATTGGAGGTATTAACTTAATTCCAATGGGTAAGGTTTATATTGATGTTCTTAATGCATTAAGTGGATCTACTGGAATGGATGATATGTTAGAGAGATTCCGTGTATTCACTCAAGATAATCCTCAATACAAAGTATTATATTCAAGACTTACTAATAAAAGAGATAACACTCTTAAGGGTAATGCTTTCCAAAACATTAAGACTGATGGTCAATTACAATTGATCAGTGCATTCTTTAAAACATTCAACTTACAAAATCCAATTGTAAAGACTGCTTACGTTTTACAAAATGGTGAAGTTAGTATTGGAGATACATCATTAGCTAATGCTACAGATCAAGCTGCTTCTCAAATTGAGGATAGCATCATTGGTGCTATTAAAGGTGGTAAGTTCTTTACATATAATGGTAAATCTTTTGTACAAAATAGTAAAGCTTTACTAGCTGTTTCTACAGGCATACTTGAAGATAATATAGATTTCATGAATGATCTTGGAGCTATATTTGACAAAGATGAAATGAATAGAATGTCTTATGGTCTTCAACAAAAATTCATTGTAGCATCTACAGGTCTTAGAGATAGCTTATTAAAAGTTAAAGCTACTAAAGAGTTGAATGCCAAGTCTTTAGATATTGTAGGTAGACTTAGAGAGTTGGGAGAGATTCAAGCAATGATTGATCGTCCTGACTTCCAAACAACATATTTCAATATTGATGGTGATCAAGTACAATCTTACATTGGTCAAAACGTAATGAGTGATTTCTATAATGTTATTAATAGTGTTACTAATAAAGAACAATTGAGAAACACTAAGTTCAGCTATTTATTAACTGATAACTTCTCTACATTCTCTGTAATGATGGATAGAATCTTTAATCCTACAACAGGAGAAAAGAAGAAAGGAGTTACTAAGTTAATGCAAGTTGGATATACAGGCGGTATTGTTAACCAACAAACTGGTAAAGATAGAGCATCTGGAAGTTTATTATATAGTGAGCGTTTGATCGAAGAACTTAACATGAACTTAAAAGGTTTCTATATGAACCTTGTTCCTGGAGACGCTTCTTTAGGATGGATGCTTGCTATGGGTAATCACATTTCTCATGATGAGATATTGAAAGGTAGTGCTAAAATTCAAACTACATTTAAAGGATACTTAGCTGCTGAGATTGCTGTATCTAAAGAAAAGCGTAAAGATCTTCCTGATGTTAAAGGTAGAAAGTCTACAGACTTACGTTTTTTTAAAGGTATATTAGGGCAAGATCTTCATGATAGGGTTGTGGCTTTAACACAGGCTAATCCTGAGTTTACAATTGATCAAGTGTACGAACACTTCACAAATGCACAAACTGGTCTTAATACTATCGAGAATGCGATTAACAAGGCTATTGATACTGATGTTAATGCTAGAATTAAAAACTATACAGCTCAAGGATTAATTGCAGAGAAAGAGAAAGGTGTATTCTCTGTAAAGAACATTGAATTCAAAAATAAAGCTAACTTAAGCTTAGAGCAATTAAAGAATAACATTAAGATGTTGAGTGTTAACTATATGATCAATAATATAGAATTACACAAATTAATCTACTCAGATCCTTACTTATATGAGGATGAGTTAAAGCGTCTTAAGAACTTTAGTTCTCCAGCTCAAGATCTTATAAGTGGATCTAAGGATTATAACAATGCTCAGAACAAACTTGCTAATGAAGACTATGTAAAAGGTGACATTGGTTATACTGATGAGACTAAAGATTCATTATCTTCTGTAGTGTTTGATGACATCACTGCTGTAGAAGATCTTCCAGGATATAAAGGTCACACTGAAACTGATGGTGGTGGTATCGTTATGATGAAAGCTAACCGTAGAATCAGAAAGCGTGCTGGTAACTGGAACAAACTTGAAGAGAAGCAATTTAGATATGATGTTGCTTGGGAGAAAAGAGATAAAGGACTTGATCTATCTGATAGAGAAGAAGCATTATTAGAAGGAGGTAACCCTAAAGTTGCTAGTGCTTACACTCCATTGAAACCTATTGCTAGAGGTAGAAAAGCTAACGATAAGAAGTATAATGATATCATGTTGGATAAGTTTGCCCTTTATGTATACTCTTATAGAATCTTAAAAGAAATCAATCCTACATCTAACGCACTTAAAATGTACGAAAAGATGCAGAAGGGTAAGGTGGATTATGGTGTATTCAAATCTGGTAGAAAGGTTGGTGCTGAAAAGACTATTCCTTTATATGCAGAAGGTGGTGCATTTAATTCAACTGCTGTTAAAAAGAATGAAATCACAGAAGTTCCATTTGGTATCTTAGCTATCCAATCAGATGTTCCTTCTAAGGACGATGAGAAGGTAAGAAGAGGTACACAGGTTACCAAATTGGTTACATTAGACTTCTTAGATTCTGGTCTTCCTTTTGACTTTATGCCAGACAATACACTTGAAGAACGTGTTGCTGCTTGGAAAGAAATGGATGAAGAACAAAGACTTAAGAATGACACCTATAGAATGGTACGTCATAATGATGATCTAGTTAGACAAATTACAAACAATAAGTATCAATCTTTATTAAGACAAATTGGTTACAAAGATGGTAAACTAAACTTAGAGAACCTAGGTAAGTATCTACGTAAGCAAGTTATTAAAGGTAACACTAATGAAAATATATTAAAAGCTGTTGATAGTTTAATCAGAGGTAATCAAGATATTGAAGCTACCCCTGCTTACCAACAGATTACAAATACATTATATTCAATTGCACAAAATACATTTGCATCTCCTAAGATGACAGGTGGTATGAAAGTTCAAATTAGCTCTGCAATGTTAGAGTCAGTTAGAGCTGAAGCAAAAGAAGTTGATGGTAAGAAAAGATATACATCTACTGTATTGAAGTTCTACAAAAATGCAGAAGGTGAGCGTGTGTGTGAGGTGATGATCCGTAAGTGGTTCAAAACTGACATGTCTGATGAGGCATTGTTGACATACTTAAACACTACAGATGAAGGTAAGAAGATCTTATCTGGTGTAGGTTTCCGTATCCCAACTCAGAAACAAAACTCTATTGATAGATTTGTAGTAGCTAAGTTCCTTCCACAGGAGTTTGGTGACTCTATCGTAGTACCGTCAGCATTGGTTGACAAAGCTGGATCTGACTTTGATATAGATAAATTATCAATCTATTTAAAGAACGTATATATTGATAAAGATGGTATGCCTAGATACATTCCTTATTTTGGTAAGGATGAGGCAGAAGCTAAGAAAGCTATCAATAAGTTCTTGATTGCCAATAAGTTATCTAAGATAGGTGTTGTTGAACTTGGTGAAGATGTAACTGAGGAAGATGAAGAATATGCATCTGATGTAGATAAGTTTTACGCTAAGTCTATTGAGAATGAATACATTGCATCAATGGAAGACTTGATTTCTAGTCAACAAAACTTTGATAGATTAATCAAACCTAACTCAGCAGACTTATTAAAAGATCTTTCTAAGAAGATTGTAATCAAGAAGTTTGGTAAAGAATTTGATTATACTAGTACATCTAACTTATTAAGTCAAACGTTTATGTCTACAATTAGAGATGCGTTTGTACGTGGTAAGTATGCAATTGGTATCGCTGCTCAAGCACAAACAAATCATGCTCTTAACCAAAGAGATGTTGTTATTGTAGATCATAGAAAATATGTTACTCCTCAAGACGCATCTTGGTTAGGTGATAAGAAGATTAAATTCAGCAAGTATAATAAGTTTACTATTGATGGTCAAGCATTTGCGTTACTGTCTAAAGTGAAGGATGCAAACAATCAACATGATATTTCTGATATCATTGGTATGTTCATCGATGGATATGTGGATATTGCAAAAGGTCCTTGGATTATGGAATTAGGTGCTAACCCTACAGTTGCTCCTACTTGGTTATTCTTAATTAAGATTGGTGTACCTATTGAAGAGATAGCTAATTTCATGAACCAACCTATTATTACTGACTACTTAAAAGAATTACAAAACTCAGGATCTACATTCTTGTTCTCAAGAGAAGCATTTAATAAGGTTAAACTTAGTCCTAAGTATAGAGTGGGTAATGGTGAATATAAACTTAAAGACGGAGTTATTCCTGCTAATGCTGAACTATCTAAATTAGTTGGTAAGACAGATCTTGATGACAAACAAAAGTTACAACAATTGTTTATGTTAACTGAGATGTTGAAATACTCTAAGATGGCTGAACATTTATTTAGAGTGACTCAGGCTACTAAGTTTGACACAGCTAACATCAACACTCCTTACACCATTTACCAAATGGATAGCAGTATTGCTACTAATGGAGAAGGTGGATATAGCAATAACTTAATTGGTTCAGCTACAGATAATATATTGAATAACTCTTTCATTGGAGATATACGTAATAAGTTTGTAGATATTAGAGATATTTACTCTCAAGCTATTCCTTCTGAGAGACTTGAGAATAGAAAAGCTATTCAAGAGAATATGCTTTCTAAATATAAATCTTTAGGAAACAGAAAGTTTACAAAGCTTGCTAGAAAGATTGTTAATAATATATTTGATTATTCTATTCAAACTTCAGAAGGTCTTAACTTAGCTATTGGTGCATCATTAGTAAATGTTGACAATACAGCTAAGCAAATTGCTAAGTTTGTTAAGGGAGTTAGAGCTGATGAGAACCATGAGTTATATAACAACTTGATTATCAACTCTTTCCAATATCAACCATCTGAGGTTGAGGGTGGAGCTGACTCTATTAAACTTACTGGTAAGGATAATAAGACATATGATCAGAACCAAATCATCTATTCATTTGCTCAATTAAAAGAATATTTAACAGCAAATAATAATGCTGACTTATATAAAGCATTGATTACATTATCTATTGTTCAATCAGGATTGAATAACTCAGGGATTTCTTTCACAGGGTTCATTCCTTATGAAGACTTTAGAGAGAGATATGCTGAGACTATGACTAAGTTGAATTCTACAACTATTGCAAAGTTCGCAGAGGTAAATGCTTTTGAAAGAAACACTTGGAACAATCCAGATGTTGTAACATTCAAGAGACCTAAGATTGTAAGAGATGATGAAGGATTTGCAACTAGTGACTTAAAGAGCACAATCAATGTACAACATGAAGGTTTACAGTCTGCTATGGAAAGAGGGGAATTACCTCAATTACTTAATATCCCTGTAAGAGATAAAGCAGGAAGAAAAGATTTCATCGTATATAGCTGGGAAGTTGGTACTACAGAAGAGAAACAAACATTGAAAGATGCTGGTGATTTCTCTTATATGAAGAAGGGATTGTTTAAGAAAGTTTACGATGAGCAAACTGGTACAGCTTTAACATATGGTAAGAGTAAGAGTTTCATCTATAAGCAAATCAATGCTTGGGGTGATGGTCAAAGAGCTAATGAGTTCTATGATCATGCTAGAGTGTCTCAAATCAACAATGGTTTTGATCAAGTAGAGTTTGAGAAAGCTGACTATGAGATTGCAGGATATATTAATGAAGATCAAATTCAAAAGGATATTAGACAAGGGTATCAAACTACTCCTACAGAAGAAGAACTTCAGGCTAACTTTGAAGATAATTTAGCAGAAGACGAAGATAATTCAACATATGATGAGGAAATTCCAGAAGAAGATGTACCTTTACAGGGAGTTCAAACATCTGATATGACTCCTCAAGCTATTTACAAATTAGTAAATAAGATGGATGAGGATATAGATGCAGCTGGACTTGCTCTTAGATATATTGCTGGTGGTGGTAAAGTTGGAGAAGAATCACTATATAAAGAAGTTACAGCTAAGCGTGACAGTAGACTTGTTCCAGGTAAACAAACTAAACAAGAATCTACTCTTAGAGATTTTGTAACTAAGGATGGTCCTTCAATAAGCGAGATTGCTCACAACATTTGGGATAATTTGGGTGAGACATTGCAGTCTAGTATTGAAGATCAAGATATAAGAAATGAATTAATTGATGCAGTTAGTTCACATGTTAAACGTGTAGATGCTGCTAAATCTTATGTTGCTAGATATGCTTCACCAGATGATTTCTTTAGAGTTGCTGCTCCAGTCAAAGCTATTGAGAAGAAAATTGAAGAAAGAAAAATAACTATTAATGGTGAAACTTACACTGAAAGAGGAAATAAACTTTACAAGAATAATGTAGAGGTTACTAGTCAAAGAGTTAAAGACATCTACGATATTAGAAAAGAGCTTCAAGCTGGTACAATTAGAGTTACTACATATGGTAATAATAATTACTTTGTTCTTTCAAACAATAGAATTGTATCTAGTGCAAAAGCTACACTAGGACAAGAAGCTAATGTTCCAAAAGAAGTTAAAGAAATGATTTTAGAAAAAGCTGTTAAATATAGAAAAACCTGTTAATATGCCTTGTAAGATAGAAATTAGAAAAACGATTGATGCGAGTATTGCTACTAAAACAGATAATGATTATCAGGGATTCTCTGAGAAATCAGCTAGGGCTGTTGCTGTATCATTAAATAAATCATGGGGTAGTATTGCATCCATTGCTCAAAGCACTGGTAGAGGCAGTTACATGGTAGTTACATCTAGATTAGATGAGGCTGTTGATAGAGAGTTTGCTAAACAAGAAGTTGCTGAAGCACAGTTTGAAAGAGACTTATCATTCTTTAATGATGATAGAGCTTTGTTTGAACAAGAGGAAAAAGAAACTCAGTTTCAGAAAAGATCTAAAGAGGGTATCTTAGCTTCTGAAAAGACACTTAGATATTTATCTAGTAAACTTGCTAATAGAATAGGTGTACCTGTTAAACTTATATTTGATGAGTCTCAAGACTTCAAAGGTAAGCTTGTAGATAATGTTGCTATAGTTAACTTAGCTTATGCTACATTAGATACACCTGTGCATGAGATAGTTGCACATCCTGTTATTAGAGCAATCAAAGTTACTAATCCTGGATTATATAGAAATCTTCTTATGGAATTAAAAGAAGGTAAAGGTAAGGAAGTGCTAGATCGTATTCAACAAGCATATGGAGAAGGAGATGGTTTTGATTTAGAAGATCAACAAGAGGAAGCTCTTGTAGAACTATTGGGTATGCAGACAGCTGATAAACTTGACATTGAAAAAGATGGCAAGTTAATCTCGTTATTGCAAAAGTTACTTAATGAAATAAGAGACTTTATAAAGAGTTTGGTTGGAACTGATGAAGTGAATGTTAATACTATTACTGACACTACTACTATTGGTGACCTAGCTGACTTGATTGCAAACAACGAAGATAGAATTAAGATTCCTAAGTATGATTCATTATTTGCTCCTGGAGAAGAGTTACAACAAAAGAATCCAAGTAGTATTAGTGAATACACTCCTGCTCAAGCAGCTATTATAAATAAGATTAATAAGGATGATGCTTCTTTAACCAAGGTGAATAGAAAAGGTGTAGATGATGAAGGTAAAGAAATCATTAAGGAAATCTATACAAGAGATGTTGATGGAAAAAATAAAGATGTAGCTAATAGAGTTACAGATATTGTTAGAAAGAATTCTAAAGATAAAGGTTTTGATGAAGAGAACTTGACTACAGATGAAAGAAACTATAATGCTTTCAAGAGAGATATTGGTATTGAGAAGCACAAGGTATTTGAAGATATTCATAATAGATACTTTGATGAGAACGGTGTAAAGAGAAAAGAAGCTTTACCTATTCCTGAATTTAAAAGTGCAGAAGAAGAAGAGACTTATTATAAGTTAGAGAAGTACTTTACAGATTTAATGGAAGCTCATCCTAATGCTATATTCTTATCAGAGAAAAAGATATATGATCCTAAGACTGACACTGCAGGTACAATGGACTTAATTGTCGTTGAGCCTAATGGTAAGACTAATATATATGACTGGAAGTTTGGTACTGTAAGTAAGGATGCTGAAGACATTGCTTGGTATAAACAAAGTTCTTACAATGTTCAATTAGGACTATATAAGAATATGCTTAGTGATGTATATGGTGTAAAGGAGTTTGGTAAATTACGAGCTATTCCTATCACTCTTAGAATCAAATCTCAGAACAAGAAGGATGGTAGTGTTATACATAAACTAACTGGTATTAATATTGGATCTGTAGATCCTAGCAAGCTTACAAGTCTTTTACTAACTCCTATCTCTGAAGAAACAGAATCTACAGGAGATGAAGTGATAGATAATCAGATTCATAAATTGAACATTCTTGCTAGTAGAATTAGTGATGAGAATAGCACTGAAGAAAACTATGATCTTAAGAAAGAAAGACTTGCTGTAATTAGAAAAGCAGTGAGACTTATTCAAGGACAGAATAACCTATCTGGTGTAATTGATGTTATTCAAACATTAAGAAACCAAGGAGCTAGAATATTAGATGACTATAACGCAATCTATAAAGATAGAGCTGCAGATAGTGAAGATTCTACAAATAAAGAACTATCTGAGTTCTCTAGACAAATGAGAGAGTATATAGATGCTGCAGATATGTTTGATAGAATTGAGGTGGAGCTTGGTGATCGCATTTATTCAGACGAATTAGCAAAAGATATTGATCCTGAAGATGAGGAAGGACAAGCATACATGGAAGAGCTAAAGGATACGTTGATTGATTTAACTAAACAATCTAATGAAATCTTTAAAGCTAAGTCTGAAATCAAAAAGATTATATTAGAGTTTGGTAAAAGGCACTTAGGAGAAAGAAACTTAGTTATAGGATTAACTGAAGCTGAAGCTATTCCTAAAGGAATTGCTGCTAGTTTTAAAGAGGCTATTAACTTTGGTATTAGATCTATTAACATTATGGCTAAGCTTAACTTAACTGCTAGAACAAATGCAAAGGCTGCAGCTGAGGCAGGTATTGATAAGATAATGAATATTAGAAAAAGACTTGTAGCTAGAGGTGATACTGAATCTGTTATTAAAAAGATATTTAGAACAGATAGTAAAGATAATACAGTTAATAAACTAGTTAACAAGTATGATAACAAGTTCAAAGAAGAATTTAAAGATAATGCAGCTGCTGACAATATGAAATGGTTAACAGAAAACGTTGATCTTGATAGAGTTAGAAAAGAGTCTGAACCAATCATGAATAGAAAGATTGCTCGTTTAGAAGATTTCTATAAGAATGATGTTGAGAAAAGAGATAATGCTATATTGAAAGTTGAGCGTGCTTGGGATGTAGATAATCCTGAGTTTAATGGTTGGAAACAAAACTACTTATTACAGAAATATCCTTTAGCTAAATGGTATTCAAATGAATATAAAGCTGTTCAAGCTGATCCAGATTTAAAAGAACTATATGAATATGTAGAAAATATAAATGAACTTGCAGGATCTGTAGGATTTATTGAAAAGAAATTGATGGATAGCTTTTTACCATTTGTAAGAAAGACAGTTGCTGAAAAAGTAATTGAAGGTAATCTATTAGCTCCTCTTACAAACTTTTATGATAGTCTTAAGATGAATCCAGATGATGTAGGTTATGGTAAGTATGATGAAATTACTGGTAAGTTAGTAGATGGTATTCCTAAATATTACACTCATGACTTCAGTAGAAAAGCTGATGGTCCTAATGACTATACAGAGGTAAGTTTTGATCTGTTTGCTAATTTAATCTTATATACACAAGAGGTAGAGAAGTTTAAATACTTAAGTGAGATTGAAGATCAAATCAAATTATTAAAGACAATTGAAGAGTTTAAGAATAAACATATTGCCACTGGTAGATCTGGTGCAGTGATTATGGAAAATGGTAAACCTAAAGAAGTAGCTGGTAATGAAGACATTATAAGAGACTTTGATTTGTTTACTAGAGCATTATTCTATGGACAGAAATATGTAATGTCAGATGTTGATACTCCTGTAGGATTAAACAAAGCTATAGTTGGTGTTAAGAAGTTAATTAATAAAGTAGCTGGTAGAGAAATAGTTAAAATCACAGAAGGTGATGAGACTCCTTCTTCATTAGTTAAATTAATGGATGCTGCCAATAGAGCGTTTAGTCTTAAGGTGTTAGGGCTTGATCCTTTACCAGGTATTGTAAACTTATTAGGTTCTCAGTTTCAAATCTCTGCTCAAGCAGGAACTTATTTTGAAGCAGGAGAAGTAGTTAAGAATGAAGCAATGTTATTAGGACATGCATTTAAATCTCAAGAAGAGAAAGAAATGTTTGCTCAATTGATTAATCAGTTTGTTCCATTAAGAGAAGATCCTTCTTATGAGAAACTTAAAGGAGCTAGTATTATTAAAGGAGGTAATTTACTAAACGGTAATAACATTAGTGACTTCTTAATGATAGCTTTCAGAAAGCCAGAGATGATGGTGGAGAAGTCTATATTTTTATCTTTATTAGATAATACAATGGTAGAAGATGGAAAGCTTGTTAACATTAGACAGTTTGTTAAAGCTAAATATCAAGATCGTTATAGTAATTCTCAAGCTTGGGATAGTGCAAAAGATAAAATAAATGCAGAGATTGAAGAACTTAAGAAGACTCGATCTATCACTAACACTAAGACACTTGAAAATGGTAAGTTAGTTATCCCTGGTCTTGACTTAGAGAATAAGAAAGAATTGAATAGACTTAGTAATCAAACTAGAAATATCACTGCTAGAGTTGTAGGAGGTATGTCACAAGAGAGTATAACCAAAATGGACATGTCTATTTGGACTAAGAGTATGATGGTGTTTAAGAAGTGGATCTATCCATTGCTTGAAACTCGTTTCTCTGGTATACATAAACTAGGAGCTGATGACTTTAATGTTACCATAGATAGTGAAGGTATGTTAGAAGGTGAGCAATACGATTTAGGTAGAGCTAACTTATTTATTAAACTAATGTATGATTCAATCAAAGAAAGACAAATAAACATTAGTAACGTTTTACAAGTAAATGATTCTGGTATTAAGAAACTAGATGAACTATACGATCATTATAGTGAGCAATATTATAAGAAGACTGGACAGAAGATGACCATGAATAGAGAAGATTTTAAAGACATGATCAGACAGAACGTTCAGAGTTCTCTTAAAGAGATTGGATATATAATTGCATTAACTGCTGCTGCATTTGCTTTAGGTATGTTTGCTCCAGATGATGATGATGATAAGGCTGCTAAGAATAGACATAAGTATTACTTAAGAACATTAGATAAGATTAGAGATGAGATTACTTTCTTCTATAATCCTAATGAGATTAGAAACTTGGCAGCAGGTGGTATATTCCCAGCGATTGCTGTGGTTACAGATGCATTGAAGTTCTTCAAACATCTATCTGAACAGATTACAGGTATACCTATTACAGGTAAGAAGAATAGAACTGCTGAGAAAGTTAGAGAAGATGCTATGCCAGTTAAAGATTTACTACATGCATTCCTTCCAGGAGGTAAAACAATATTAACATTTGGAGCTGTCCTTAGTGACGATTGGGCTAAAGAATTCAAAATTAATATACAGGCTCAAAATACTGTTAGGTAATAGCTATATTATGTTGGAATCTTTTTTCCAACACATTGAAAATAAACTAAATTCATTAAATTTGCATCTCAGGTGTACATACGTAAATGTGTACACCTATTTGTATTTCAACACCTTATATATAATATATGAATCTTAATTGTTCAAACCAAGATCCTTGTCCAGTAATACTAGACAGTAAATGTGTCATCTACGAAGGTGAGAACTTGTTATATATTGGTGTGAGCACTAATGATAACTTTAGATTTGCATTAGAGCAAATCAATTCTGTTATTGGAACTCTTATACTATCTGGTGGTATTACACAATTACTTGGTGATGTTGTAGCTTATGGTCCTGGAGTAGCAACTGCTACTCTTGCCATAGTGAATAATAATGTTGGACAGTTTGGTTCTTCTACAGCTATACCTAAGATTACAGTGAATGCTAAAGGATTAGTCACAGCTATATCTACAGATCCAATATTTATTCCTTCTGGAGCATTGAACTTTATAGGAGATGTAACTGGAGTTGGTAATACAGGAGCTGATACAACTCTTACATTAGCTACAGTTAATCCTAATGTAGGATCATATGGATCAGGTACACACATACCAACTATAACAGTTAATGGAAAAGGTTTAATTACTAGTGCTTCTGAAACAGTAATACCCTTAGCAAATACTACAATAAATGGATTATTAACAGCTGTAGATTGGAACACATTCAATAATAAACAAACTGCTGGTAATTACATCACTGATCTGAATGGTGAGGTGAGTGGTACAGGACCTGGTATTGCTAATGTAATAGTAAATAATGCTGCTGTTACAGGTAAAGTTTTATCAGGTGTTAATATTACAGGCGGTTCTATTAGTGATACTGATAGTATATTGACAGCTTTTGGTAAGGTACAAAATCAAATTAATGGTTTAATAGGAGGTTCCATATATAAAGGTGTATGGAATGCTACAACTAACTCTCCTGTATTAACTAGTGGAGTAGGTACTCAAGGTTGGTATTATATTGTTAATGTTCCTGGTACAACTAACTTAGATGGATATGATGATTGGGGACTAGGTGATTGGGCTATATTTGATGGTACTGCTTGGCAACAAGTAGATAATACTGATGCTGTTGTATCTGTAAATGGATTTACAGGAGCAGTTAGTCTTACAACAGATAATATATCTGAAGGACTTACCAATCGTTACTTTACGAACACTAGAGCTAGACATGCTGTGTCTGCAGGAACTGGTTTAAGTTATGATGATAACACTGGTATTTTTGCATCTACTATTACACAATATACAGATGTATTAGCTAGAGGTGCTATTTCTGCAGGTTCAGGAATAACATATGATAATGTAAGTGGTGTAATTACAAACTCTGCTCCAGATCAAACTGTTACAATAGGATCAGGAACTGGAATGAATGTTACAGGAACCTACCCTAACTTTACTGTAACTACCACTATTACACAATACACTGATGCTTTAGCTAGAGGAGCAATCAGTCTTACAACAACAGGAACATCTGGTGCAGCTACATATAATAGTAGTACAGGTATTCTTAACATACCACAATATCAAGGTGGTGTAACTAGCTTTAATACTAGAACAGGAGCTATTACATTAACTTCTTCTGATGTTACTACAGCACTAGGATACACTCCATTAAACGGAGCTAATGCAATTACCATTCAAACATATTTAACAATAGGTCTTGGAGGAGGAGGAGATGCTAATTCTGTTTCTATTGGTAGAAATGCAATGGGTTCTAATACAGGAACAAGAAATATCGCAATAGGTTACTCTACTCTTAATGGTTCACATAATGGTAGTTATGATACTGCAATAGGTTTTGCTGCATTAGGTGTTGCAACAAGTGGAGGTAATAATACAGCCATAGGTGGATACGCAGGTTCAACAATAACATCAGGTGCTAATAATGTAATTATAAGTGGTAACACTGGAATTGTTGGTGGTATAGGTGTTACAACAGGTTCAAATAATACAATCGTTGGTCAAAATATATCAGGTCTTGCAACCACTCTATCAAATAATATTATTTTAGCTGATGGAGCAGGCAATATAAAATTCCAATGGGATGGTACAAACATTAAATTAAATGGTAGCATAGTAGGATCTAACGCTTATACATCTACAGCATTCACTCCTCAAACTAGAACACTTACAATTAATGGTACAACATACGATTTAACTGCTGATAGATCATGGACTATTGGTACAACAATACTTAATGGTACAGGGTTTGTAAAAGCAAGTGGCACAACAATAAGTTATGATAACTCTACATACTATTTAGCTTCTAACCCTAGTGGTTATATTACAGGTATTACATCTGGTAACGTAACAACTGCTTTGGGATACACTCCATATAATAGTACTAATCCTAATGGATATATTACTTCTTCTGGAAGTATATCTGGATCTGCTGGTTCTATATCAAATTTTACTGCATCTATTTCAACAAGTCCTGTTAATGCTGATGCACCTTCTACAATTAATACAATAGGATATTGCACTAGTGTTTCTTTATTTGGACAATCTGATGGTGGATTATATACAGCTGGATATGGTACAGCTTGGTATCATCAAATATTTGGTGATTTTAGAACAGGTCAATTAGCTGTAAGAGGTAAAAATAGTAACACATGGCAAGCATGGAGAACTATATTAGATGCAAGCAATTCTGCTTATGCATATAATATGAATCAGTATGTAAGAACAACTGATAGTCCATCTTGGCAGGAAGGTACATTTGGTACTACTGCTGGTTCTAGTAATCAAGGAATACAAATTCATTTTGCAAATGCTACTGGTGGATATGGAAGAATAAGATTCTATGAAAATGATTCTAATAGTCAAACTATTCATTGTTTTTCTACAGGTTGGCAAGGAGGAGGTTTTGGAAGTACTAATAGTGCAAATGCTATAAATATTGCTGGTGGTGCTGGTGTTACATTTGGTTCATGGAATATTTGTGATGCATATATTCAAACAGGAGGAACAGGATGGTTTAGAGGTAATGTTATTGCATATTCTGATGGTAGAGTAAAAGAAAACATTAGAAGTATTGATAATGCTTTAAGTAGAATATTAAACTCAAGAGGAGTTTTATATGATAGAATAGATATTGCTGAAAAAAATAACATTGGTTTCATAGCACAAGAATTAGAAGTAACATTCCCAGAATTAGTTATGACTGGTTCAGATGGAATGAAAAGTGTTAACTACCAAAATATGAGTGCTGTATTTGTAGAAGGTTTTAAAGAACAGCAAACTCAAATAGAAGAATTAAAAACTGAGGTTAAAGAATTAAAAGTTGAGATTAAAGAATTAAAATCTAGAATATAATGAGTACTCCTGCTTCTGGTGCTATATCTGTAAATAATATTGACACTGAGTTTAAGATTCCATTAGCTGGATACGGCTTAGATAGAATTGCACAAATAGCTGCTATAAGAAACTCAAGCCCTTATTCATTCAGTGACTTCTATAGTAAATCATTTGCTGGTGGAGTTACTAGTGGATTAGCTATATATTTAGATGCTGCTCATCCCAGTTCAGGAGGGGGTGGTACTTGGTATGATATATCAGGTAATAGTAATAATTATTCTGGAGGAGGTTCATTCGGTGGAGACTATGGTGGATATTATAACTTTGACGGTGGTGCTAATAAAACAGGTAATGGTATTGACTATAATACAAATCATACAACAGAAATATGGGTAAGACCTCAAGCTACACATGAAAATGATGGTAGCTGTTCTGGTAGATATGAAGGTGTTTGGAATCAGCGATATGTAGTTAGACCTACAAACATAGGATATGATTGTGGAGCTGGAATTTCTGTTGGATATAATGGAACAGGAGCTTATGTTCATGGTCCTGACTATCTTCCTTGTTTAACTGGATGGGCAGGTGGAATATCTACATCATTGTTCTATCAAGTTGTAGTTGTATATAGTGGAAATAATCCAGCTATATATGTAAACGGTTCATTAGTTGCTACAGGCTGTACAGCTGAAAGAACTGTTTGGGCTAATATGGGAATGATTGGAGCTGGAGATTACGGATATTATGTAGGTGATATATCAATACTTAGACATTGGGGAAGATCATTAAGTGCTGGTGAGGTGAACACATTATTTCAAACTACCAGAGGAAGATATAGCGTTTAAAATTAAAATCAATATAAAATGGCATTAAAGATTACAACACAGATTGGTACAGATAGAGGTATTACATCTGAAGCATATTTAAGAATCTCTGATTATAGAATATCTAAATATGGTAGAGCTAGTTTCATCACTGAGCTTTTCTTATCTCAAGCAGACTCAGTTTCTGAAGCTACAATTCCTGTAGCAATGTATGATAAGGTGGCTCAGAACAAACAAATTGGTGAGATGTTCATTGCAGATTTGTATGATGAAGCAGGAAAACCTGACTTATCTCCATTATTTACATCTACTATATTTGAGTTTGGGTATGTAATACTTAAAGCAAAATTGGTAGGTCTTTTTGGAGCTGAGAATGTGGTAGACTGCTAAAAAATAAATTTGGATATATCATAAATTTACCATATTTTTGCATCTTAAACCAACGGTATGAAATATAAAGAACTACATGGCTTAGTTGTGACTATTCAGAATGTATCTGGAGCTCAGGAAACTAAGATTCAAAAGAAGCTTTACAAGGTGTATGAGAAGGTTAAAACAACCTACGAAGAATACCTAGAGAAGATTGAAGAACTAAGACTGGACAATGCCCTTACAGATGAAAAAGGTGGTTTAGTCCTAAATGAAGCTGGTAAATACAGGTTCAACAAAGAAGGTCTTAAGAAGCTAAATAAAGACATCATTACCTTGGATGACCAAGAGTTTTCTTTTGAAAAGATTCCTGTGGTAAACCCACAAGGATTAGAAGAATTCACATTCCTCAAAGACTGGTTGTCTGGAGTTGAATTCAAGGATGAAGAAGACGAAGAGCTATAATCTAATTTAAATAAATTAACTACATACTCTCTCAAACCTCTATTCGTAGGGGATTGGGAGAGTATTGTCATATACCCCCAACATAATGTAATGGTCAACCAATTTCAAAAATTCAAATTGTATCTTTTTCCTGGTTTAGTATCTATACTAGGATTAATGATCTGGAACACAGTCACTGAAACTAGAACAGACATCAAGTTTTTAATGAATCAAACTATCACAGATCATGCTAGAATAGACAACCTAGAGAGAGTTGTTTATGGTAATGTTACAGCTTCTTTATTAGAAGCATTGCCTCCAACTACTCCAAAAGATGCACCTATAACAAAATCTGAAGTTATAGCAATGATTCCAGATACTAGAAAACTTACACGAAGTATAGCTAAAAAGAAATAATATGAAATTCTCATGGAATGGATATTGGGCTCCTACACCTAAGAACATTAGGAAAGCTGCAGATGCTATTGTATCTGCTTGTACATTTACTGGTAGTATTACTACTTTAAATGGACATCCTATTGTAGGAACTATCATATTTGTTATAGGATTTGTAGCTAAAATAGCATCTAATTTCTTTACAGATGAACCAACCTCTAATGAAATCAAATAACTTCTTTATAGTAATCATTGCTGTATTAATGTTTATTGTTCTTCTACAAAGAAGTACATATATGCCAAAACATATTCCAACTTCACCTAAGATAGACACTGTAACTAATATTATAGTTATACATGATACTGTTCTAGGTAAACCAATCTTCTTAAAAGCTAAGAAAGATACATTATGGAGAGATAGCATCTCCTATAAACCAGATACAAGCTACGCAGGACTATTAAAACAGTATGACTCTGTGGTTACTAAACACTTTACAGAGCACATCTTTAAGACAGACTATAAGTTAGGCACCTATGGGACCGCTTCTGTCTTAGATACTATTGTTGCTAATATGATTATAGGTAATTCAATAACCTATACTGTCACAATTCCTGAAAAAACTGTGACAATTACCAAACCTTATTCTCCTGTTAGACAGTTCTATGTGGGGGGTGGGTTATATGGAAGTCCACTTACACCTATAAAATCTGCTCATATTGGGCTCTTATATAAGGATAGACAAGATAGAATCTTTATTGGTTCTATTGGTTTTGATCAACAACCAGTCTATGGATTTCAATCATATTGGAAAATTAAGCTTAAATGATAAAAATTGATGATGATTGCGTTGAATTAATCAAACGATTTGAAGGATTTATGAGTAACGCATGGCATGATAAAATTGATCCTCCAGGTGTAGATACTATTGGATATGGTACTATTCTTTATCCTCCTAGTTATATGGGTGGTAAAAGAGTACAAGTGGGTGATCCTATGATTAATACTGCTAAGGCTACAGAGTTTCTTAAATATGAGATACTAAAGAAAACTGAAGGAGTTGATATGTTAATTAGGGATGACCTTACAATTAATCAATTTGGGGCACTAGTGAGCTTTGCTTATAATATAGGCTTAGGAGCTTTAAAAGGTTCAACATTACGTAAAAAGGTGAACGCTAATCCTAATGATCCAGCTATTAGAGCTGAGTTTATGAAATGGGATATGGCAAATGGAGCACATATAAAAGGATTATCAACACGAAGAAAAGCAGAAGCTGATCTTTATTTTAAACAATAACCAATGGCAAAAGCAAAATCAGCAGGAGATGCTAGAAAAATCAATTTTGGTTCTAGGAAAAAAGGAAGTTATAAAAAATCTAACGGTCCTAAAGACAAACCTACTAAAAAATATAATAGGCAAGGAAGATAATTAACTTGATTAGAACATCTCTAATTGATTTAATTATACTAAATTCTTGGTAGTTTATTATATATACTATTAATTAACGTATCTTTACATACATTTAATAAGCAACTATGCCGACTTTTATTAAAACTGGATTTTGGGAAAAATTATGCGACCCTTGTAATGGTTACAAAGGGTGGTTAAACTTGGACAAACTTATCGCAAGTATTGCTGGTCCTGGTACTGTTGGACCTCAAGGTCCACAGGGTGAACAAGGTGTTCAAGGACCACAGGGTAATATTGGTGCTACAGGTGAAAAAGGAGACAAAGGTGACCAGGGAATTCAAGGACAAACTGGTGATCAAGGTCCACAAGGAACTGCTGGTAACTCAGTAACTATCCTTGGATCATATGCAGACTATGCAGCTTTCTTAGCTGGTGCAGGTTCTCAACCTGGAGCTAATGTAGGTGATGCATGGATTTTGTTATCTGATGGTAGTTTAATGTCATGGAACGGTACAAATTGGTTTGATGCTGGTGATATTAAAGGACCTCAAGGAGATCAAGGAGTGCAAGGTCCTCAAGGTAACGATGGTGCTAAAGGAGATAAAGGTGATACTGGAGCACAAGGAATACAAGGAACACAAGGTATTCAGGGTGTAAAAGGTGATCAGGGTATACAAGGAATTCAGGGAGTTCAAGGTATACAGGGAGTTAAAGGAGATACAGGTGCTCAAGGTCCAGCAGGTCTTCCTGGTTTATATGCTCAAACAGCATTAGGAACTGCAATTATTCCAGCTTCAGGGGAAGCTAGCTTAATAGGAACAGGAGTTGGTACATTATCTGTACCAGCAAATGCTTTTCAAATAGGAGATAGTTTTGTAGCAAAGATGTGTGGACAATTAACATGTGCTAATAATGAAGTTTTACATATTAGAATTAGATCAAATGGTGTTATTATAGTAGATGCCTTACAATATACATTATCACTTACTACTAACAAATTTTGGGATCTTATATTAGATTTTACAATAGTGAGTTTAGGTGGTCCTGGTGCAGGAGCTCTATCTGCAAATGGTGTTTTTACATATAATAAAAACGCTAACAGTAACATTGATGGTATTCACTTTGGTCAAATTAGCAATACAGTTTTTGATACTACTATAATAAATTCATTAACTATAACAGCTGAATGGATTACAGCAAATGCTGCTAATACAATTCGTTCTCAGAACTTTACACTTACAAAAGTATATTAACATGGCAATTCCTTCAAGACAGATAGGTTGGGGTACAGAAGAAAATCTTTTATACGAAGTATCTAAGCAATTAGAACAACTAACTGCTGTTATCAGTAAGATTGGTCAAACAATTAATACAACAACAACAACTACTACTTCTGCAGTAGCATCATACACAATTACAGATATAGGTGGTAAAAGTCCTTCTTGTACTATTACTGGTTCAACACAAACTGTGTATGCAGCATCTAGTAATATAAATTCTATAGTTGCATTTTATACAAATCCATCATTAACAACACCATTTGTTGGAGATATACAATATTTTGTATATACTAATGGGGTATCAACTGCTTCAGCACAAATTGGGTTTGATGGAGCTGTGCTTAACCCAGTAGCTTGTTAAATTAATTAAGATAGAATATAATATAATATAATGGCAGTATCTAGTCAACAAATAGGATGGAGTCAGAAAGACAAATTACTTTGGAATATATCCAAACAGCTTGAGATATTAACTCAAGTTACTAGTAAAGTTGTGTTATCTCCTTCATCAACTAGTACTACCACCACATTAGTTCCTATCACTACAACAACTACAACCACTTCTGGTCCTATTGTATACTCGTTTCCAGGTAAATGGAGTTATATGGATAGACAAGAAACTTGTATAGGTTTTAATGATGCTACATATTATTCGACTTTACCTGAAATGATGATTGGGGACGGTGCACAAATTTTTACAGATCTTTCTTTAACTACTACTCCACCTCAACCTTATATAGCAATTACAAATATTAGTTATTCAAATTCAGGTGGATTTTTATCAGGAGGATTACCTTGTGCAACACCTACAACAACTAGCACTACTACAATTGCAGGTATTGTTACAGATGAATTAATTTTAAATTTAGATGCTGCGAATCCATCAAGTTATCCAGGAACTGGTACAACTTGGACTGATTTAAGTGGAAATGGATATAATAATGAATTAATAGGTTCTCCAACATTTGTTCAAAGTGGCAATCAAAGTTATTTCAATCTTACTGGAAGTAACTACATGCAAGGAAATAGTTCTATGAGTGGGAATAATGCTAATCAAATTAGTGGAGATATAGGATTAACAGTCTGTATGGTTGTTACAATTAACGATGCTTCAGCTAGAAGTATATTATTTGGTCATTATCAACCTTTTGCTCCAGCAGGATATGTTTTTGAAGCTGGTACACTTAATGGATTGTGGACAAATACATTACGAACTTATATGGCTGGAGCTTCTGGTCAAGGTGTAGATGCAAGAGGTGATGCTAATACAATTACAACTGGTGGTAGTTATATTTTACAATGGGTTTTTGACTATCCAACTAAAACAACAACATTATATATAAATGACACTGCGATAGGTTATGTTCAAAGTGGATATCCATCTGGACTTGCAAATAACTGGAACAATAACGTGTTGTATAATATTGGATATGATGGCGAGGGTAATTATAGTCAAATAAAAGTGTATGGATGTTATGTATATAGAACACCTTTAAATTCTACTCAAATTGCTCAAAACTATAATGCACTTGTTGCAAAAATAGCTCCTACTACAACAACAACAACTACTGTAGCTCCTGGTGATAACTTTATAGCAACTGAAACTAATGACGAGCTTATAACAGAAAGTGGTAATAACTTAATTATAAATTATCCTCTTCCTACTTCAGAAATAATAACAGAAGATGGTAACTTTGTTATAACAGAAAATGGTGACAACTTAACAACTCAATAAACTCTTAAAAAATATAAAATGGCAAACGTAAAAATTAGTGAATTAGGTTCAGCAGCTGCGTTAACAGGAGCTGAAGCTCTTCCAATAGTTCAAAATGGTTCAACTCTTCAAACTACAGTACAAGATATTGCTGATCTTGCTGGTGGTGGTGGTGGAGGTACAGTAAACTATGGTACAGCTCAAATTATTGGTGCTGCAGGTTCACCTTCTTCAACTTATGATTTCAATACACTGTTTCCAACTGTAACATTTACAAGTAAAGCAGTTAGTATGAATATGCAAGTGATTATATCTGATGGTCTTGGAGGAAGTAATACTGGATCATATTTTTATAATGTAGCGAGAAACAATTCTTCTTTTCCTATGTGGAGCTATTCATCATATTATTCATCAGCAACTAATGGTTCTGCTATGGCTCCATCATTTATATTTGGTGGTACTGAAGCAGCTCCTACAATTCAGTTTTACTTAAGTGGTGGATTCACTGCATCTTTTAACTTTACTATTGTTACAGTTTAAAATAAAAACATAATGGCAATACCATCACAACAAATAGGTTGGAGTCAAACCTCTAAGTTACTTTGGAATATATCTAAGCAATTAGAGAAATTAACTCAGGTTGCTTCAAAGGTTGGTGTAACTCCTACAACTCCTACGACAACTACTACAACAACTATAGCTCCTTAATAAGGAAAATAAAACCAACAAAACTACATATATGAAGGAACTTAAATTTATCTGTGCACAACCAGATGATGTATATTATACATGGCAAGTGCACATGTGGATAGAAAGTTTAAGACAGCTTGGTCACTCAGACAAAGCAATAATATTAATATTCATACCTAGCTTCAGGGAGAAGAATGAGAAATGGCAACAAGTCATCGATCTTTACCCTGAAGCTGAGTTTGTTTTCTACAAAGACGTTGATGGAATTAGTCAGTTCCTAGGAACATATATTCCTATTCTACGTCCTTATTGTTTAAAGAAATATTTTGCTGAACATCCTGAGATGAAAGACAAAGCTGTGATGTACTGTGATTCTGATACAGTGTTAACCCCTAAATTCAATTTAGATGCCTATCTAAATGATGATGTGAGTTACCTATCTGATACAAATAGTTATATCAATGCTTCATATTTTGATAGTAAAATTCATCAAGTACTTCCTGAGAAGCTTGAAGAATACAAAACCAGAGATATTCTTGAAGAGTTAGCACAAATGTGTGGTATCAGTAGAGCAATCGCTGAGGAACACAATGAACATTCAGGAGGAGCTCAATATCTTTTAAAGAATGTTGATGCTGACTTCTGGGACAAGGTGCTACAAGACTGCCTTATTATTAGAACTTTCTTAATGAAAGTCAATGGGGAGTTCTTCAAAGATGAGAATGCAGGTTATCAAAGCTGGTGTGCTGATATGTGGGCTGTATTATGGAATCTTTGGTATAGGAAACAAGAGGCAAAGAACATTCCTGAAATGGCTTTTGCATGGTCTAGTGATCCAATTCAGAGGTTAGATAATATGGGTATTTTCCACAATGCTGGAATCGTTAGTGATTTTGCTAATGGATATCCTGCTTTTTATAAAGGTAAGTATCATCAAGGAACAGATCCTTTTACTGACCCTCATTTACAAGTGGTAATGACTAGTGACTTAAGTAAGAACTTCTGTACACATTACTACTTGTCACGACTTATGGATTTAAAAAACAAATATAACCTAAACTATTAACCTAATAACAATTATTATGGGAAGTGTAAAACTTAAAGATTTAAAAGCTTTTGTCCGCTACGATGGTAGTGGAAGAGTAGTTTCAGGTAGCCTTATTTTTAGAAAGAAGAAACCCAAAAACGGAAGATGGAGTGAAATCACTAAAAACTTATGCTGCACTGAAAGTGGAACAACAACCACAACAACCACACAAGGTGGTGGAGGAGGTGCAACTCCTACAGCATGGATAGCAACTCCATATGATAGTGAATTTAATGCTTGTAACAATATGGCATCAGCACCTACATTAATTTTGTACACTTCAACAAGTACTATTAGTGTAAATACAGATCTTTGGCAAGATGCAGCATTGACACAACGTTATTCTCCAGCAATGGGTACTTATTATATATCTTTTGCAGGAGATAGTAATAAATATAGTATTGCTACAATGTTAACAACTTACATTAGTTCTATACTACCTTGTTAATCTAATTAAATAATAGAGCACATCCAAGTGGTGTGCTCTTAAAAATATAAAACAAAATGGCAAATCAAAGCAAATTAAAAGCTTGGGCTAGATATGATGGAACCAATACTGTTGTTACAGCAGGTCCTATATTTAGAGCAAGCAAACCAAAGGTGGGTAATTGGAGACAGATAAATTCAGGTCTTTGTTGTAACACCACTGGAACTACCACTACACAAGGTGGTAACACTCCAAGTCAACCTACAGCATTTATGAAACAACATTGGACAAGTGAGTACGATGCATGTAATACTACAACAGCTGGTGAATTATTAATTTATTCGGCTTCTACAGAACTTGTACCAGGAGTTACTATATTTACTGATGCAGCATTGACAACTCCTGTATCACAAGGATTTGTAATTAATGTAGATCCTTTTACCTATCCTAGAATGTTAGTTGGTGTAGGTGGCATATTAAGTGCTTACACGTGTCCTCAATATACAGCAATTTATGGAGTTGGTGCATTTGATGCTCCATCAGCATGTAACGGAAGTGGAAATACGTTAACTGTGTATTATAACATGTTTGCACCTTTAGGAGTAGGAACAGCATTATATACAGATTCAGCATTAACAATTCCTTATAATGTGAATATATATGGAAATTATCTTAGATTATATTTCCAAGCTCAAGATCAATTATGCAGTATAAGTGGAAACACTATTCAAAGTTATACAGCTTGTTAATAAAATAATATGTTAGGAAGAAACGGAAATATAGCTTATGTTAGATATGATCATCAGGGACGCATTGTCCCTGGTGGTCCTATCATACAAGCAAGACCACCAAGGGTGGGTAACTGGCAAGCTGTTAGTAACGTAATAGGTACTAACTGGACAGGCTCTTCAGGCAGTAGTGTTCTTAGAGCTTTTGTTCGTATAGACTATTTCAATCGTGTTGTTCCAAGTTCTCTCTTACTTCTTAATAAAGAACCAGGAGATGCAAATAGTCAAACAACATGGGTAGAAATTAATGCACAGTATAGAGGAGTTCAAACAACAACAACAACTACAACAACATCTAGTTCTACAACATCTACCACAAGTACAACTACTTTACCACCAAGTGATTCTTATCCTTTGGCATCAAGTTGTAGTGCTTTATTTGCTACTAGTTATTATGTTATAGATGGTACACCATTGGTAACAGGTACATTAGTTTATACTAGTCCAAGTTTAACCACTCATGTTCCTAATGGTACATATGTTTATAGAAATCTTAGTAATGGACAAAAGATTAGTTGGACAATTACAGCTGGAGATGGAATATTAGCAAATCCTGTGTATTGCCCTATTGATTTTAATATAGATTCAGAATGTCAATTAGGTTCATCAATAGTTATTATTGGTGGAGTATTTGGAGGTCAGGGTACAGATTATGAAATTTCATTTCCTACTGATGGAAGTCAATTGTTTTTAACAGAGGCTGCTGCACTAGCTTCTACATTTTGGGTAAATTGGTCTTATGGAGATAACCTTACTATAGATCAAGTTAATTATCCTGGTCCTGCAGGTGGAACCTATTGGACAGCTATGAGAGATTTGAATAATCCAACAAACGTAATTGCTAAATCAGTTGTTACAGTGATATGTTAACAACCAACTAAAATAAAAATAAAACAACATGGCAAAATCACTATTCCCTGAACAAATGATGGGAACATTATCATTAAACTTAGACTCAATTAAAGCTAAGTTAAACTATTTTGATTTACAACTACATGAACTACACTGGCAAACAAGATCTCTAGCTGAACATTTAGCTTTAGGAGATGCATATGATATGGTTGCTGATGTTAAAGATGAGATTGTAGAGAAGATTATGGGTTATACAGGAACAAGAACAAAAGCTATGCCTGTAGAAACAATTAAAGGATATACACCAGGAGCACCAGATCAAGTTATTTCTGAGCTTATGACCTTTGCAAAACAACTAGAAGCATTTGGTGAAACAAACGGAATGCCTGATATTGAGAATATTGCACAATCTCTTTCTGGAGATGCTGCTAAAATTAAATACCGTCTAACTTTGTCTTAATGCAACTTAGCAAAAAATACTTCCCTCAAGTGATGCAAGATAATGAAATAGCTTATTTTGCTCACTTAGAAGGAGTCATAGATTCAGTGGATGAACTAGCTATCGTAGAGATAACAAGACATCCTCAATCTTACCACTTTAGAATAGCTACTTCAGTACCTCGTTACAATGAGATGTTATTGGAGGAGCTATTAAAGTTTCATAACGTATTACAATTAAAACTTAACTTAAGTAAGAGCATTAAAAGCTCAGCAACAATAGTATTTGATATAGAATTAAATTAAAAAATTATGCCTACATTTATTAAAACAGGGTTCTGGGAAAAGTTATCAGATGGATATAGAGGATGGTTAAATCTTGACGATTTAATTAGATCGTTAATGCCTACAAGTTCTAGTGCTATTAGTTTTCCTATAGTACAATCAAATGCAATTCAGTATATTACTGATACTACAGCAATTAACATAGATTTTGCACAGTATCCTATATATTCTGATGAATTAATATTTTCTAATTTAGTTAGCGTAAACTATGATATAAATTTTAATTATGTTTATTCAAATGCTGTTAGATTTCCACAATTAGTAAATGTTAATGGTTTATATATTAATGGTGGTATTGAGGAGAAGGTTAATATATTAGAGTTTCCTGTAATTATTGGTAATTTAAATACATATCTATCATTTCAGCAATTAGGAATAACTACATTTGATTTAAATTCTTTAATTCTTTGTAATGGTATAAGTTTATACAGTTGTAATTCTTTAACTACAGTAGATTTAAGTAATCTAACTTCTGCAAATGGACTTACTTTTAGTAATTGTGATTTATTAACTACAATAGATTTAAGTTCATTTATTAATATAATAGGTGTTGATAATAATTTTAATTTTTCAGATAATAGTTTATCTGAAATAACAGTAAATGATATACTATCAAAAATGGTAGCAACAGATTTTAGCGGAGTAGTCTATTTAAGTCTTGATGGAGGAACAAATGCTGCTCCAACTGGACAAGGATTAATAGATAAAGCAACGTTAGAATCAAGAGGATGGATAGTTACAACTAACTAATACAATTTTATAAAACCAATGACCAACAAAATTTTAAAGGTGTTTATTGCTCACCAAGGCAGTTTAGACCAAGTGATAGATAAGATAAATACTAAATTCCCTGAAGATAGTATAGTTGTAGCAGGTGGATATGATGATAACTCCATAGAAGGTAGTGTAGTGAAACTAAAATGTGATGACTCTTATTGTGGTTTACCAGATAAGATGACAACATTATTTAAGTTTATCGCTGAGTCTTCTGAGTTTGATCAATATACACACTTTCACAAGCTTGATGAAGACATGGAGCTTATAAAAGAGATTGATTTTGAACTTACAGACTATATGGGAATGATTGCTGGTAAACATATCATCAATCGTAATCACCATATAGGAAGATGTGAAGGTCATTATTGGAATGACAAACCTTACGAAGGTGAAATCTCTGACTGGTGTGAAGGTGGTCTTAGTTATATTGTATCTAGAAAGTCTATAGAGATTATAGGTAAGGTTGATGGAACTAAGTATCCTTTAGAGGATGTAATGATTGCTAATATATTGGAAAACAATGGAATATATCCAAAGTTTACTAACATGAATCATTACTATGAACCTAACCAATGGTACAATCCTATAAGAACATATCAAGATTTTAAAGGAAAGGTTTGGAGAGAGGGGGGTATACCTAAATGGATATTCAAAACTGGTCCATTCGAAGCAGATGCTTTACCAGAGATTATGAAGCATATCTTTTATGAAATGGCTAATAATAATCCTGGATATCAATTGTTCTATTTCTCTGATAAAGATTGTCTATTATCTATATATGATGACTTTGGAGAAGATTACTTTAGAACATATGACAATGTTTTACCTACAGCTTATAAGGCTGACTTCTGGAGATATTGTATTCTATATAAACATGGAGGATGTTATGGAGATTTCTCTCAATCAATGTTAGTATCTTTTGATAGTATAGTAAAAACATTCGATAAAGTATTTGTAGTGGATACACCAGAAGCATCTGATGCTTTATATAATGCATTTATGTGTGTTAAAGCTGGCGATCCTATAGTTAAAAATGCAATAGATATCAGTAAACACAACATTGATAATAAGTTATATGGATTCAATACATTAGATATAACAGGTCCTCGTGTTCTTGGAAAAGCTTATTGTAATATCGTATTTAACGGTAGACAAGGACCTATACGTATAGGGGAACATAATAATGTTAAAATACTTAATAACCATCAGATGCATGGTAACTTTATAATAGATCTTGATGGTAACAACTTGATTGTTAAGAAGTTAAATAATCATTTCAATTTAGTCTATCACAATCGAGGAATGAAACATTATGGTCAAATGTGGGGAGAAAGAATAGTGTTCAGACCATAAAATAAATTTGGCTGATATTACAAAAATACATATCTTTGGAGCCTAAAACCAAAATTATGTCAGAAGAAATTAAAGACTTTATAGCAGAAACTCCAGAAACTAATACATTTGATCCTGAAAAGAAGTATACATGGGGAGGAAATGATGAATTTACACTATCAGGTCATGAATTTGGAGTGATTTTGAATAGTTTACGTGCTACATTGAATACAACTGAAGCACAAGCTATCTTTAAAGCTGCACAAGCATCAGAATTAGTAGAAAAAGTATTAGCTAGAGCTGTAGAAGCAGGTGTTGCTAAGGAAGCATCAAATGCTCCTAAAGGAAGTTTATAAAATATTAATAATATGGCAACAGTTAAAAAAGTTACCAAGGTTCCAGACGGTCCTTTGATTAAAAAGACAGGAGAGTTCAAAGGCTCTACGCTTAAAAATGGTGGTAAAACAGACGCTTGGCAAAGGAAAGAAGGTAAATCTGAATCAGGTGGTCTTAATGCTAAAGGAAGAGCATCTTATAATAGAGCTAATCCAGGTAAGCCAGGATTAAAAGCTCCTCAACCTGAAGGTGGATCTAGAAAGAAATCATTCTGTGCTAGGATGGGTGGTATGAAGAAGAAACTTACAAGCTCTAAAACTGCCAATGATCCTAATAGTAGAATTAATAAATCACTTCGTAAATGGAAATGTTAAATGGCAACGATTAAAAAAATTAAAAAGTACAAAGATGGCGGTACTCCCACCAAAAAAGTACCTGATACTAAAACAGTAGGAGAAGATCTTAGTATATCAAATGCTGTAAGAAGACTTGCTAAAAATCCTAGAGATGCCGATAACGTAGTTAATCAAGCTTTGAGATTAAATCCTGTTACTCAACTTGCTAGAGCAGGTGCAGAAGGTTTTACTCGTATTGGTGCAGCTCTTGGTAATAAAAATATGCAAAAAGAAGTTGCATCAAGAGATAGTACTTACGAAGCTCAAAAGAAACAATTGCAAAAAAAGAATGGTGGTACGTTAAAGCGTAAAGATGGTTCTACATCTAAACGTGGTCTTTGGGATAATATCAGAGCTGCTAAAGGATCTGGAAAGAAACCTACAGCTGCTATGTTAAAGCAAGAGAAGAAGATTAAGGCTAAAAAGAAGTAATGATCTACGAACCTGCTAACAGATTAGATGTTCAGACACCAAAAGGTGATGCTATCATCTGGTTAGTTACAGATTATGGTCACGAGACAGACACTATATATACAGTTATTATTAATGCTACAGGAGAACTATGGCAATTCAGCCATAAAGATATTGTAGTTAAACCCAATATAACATTTAGAAGAAATGGCAACAGCAAAAAAGGATAAGAACTGGATACAAAAAGCAGTTAATCCAGCTCACAAAGGTTATTGCACACCAATGACCAAAGCTACTTGCACTCCTAAGAGAAAAGCATTAGCTAAAACATTTAAATCAATGGCTAAAAACCGTAAATCAAAATAAACATGAAGAAAGTATTATTCGTATTAGCAGTTATATTATTAACTGCATGTGGTGAATCAGCAACAGCTCCAGCTGTAACAACTGACACTACTTTTAAACAAGATTCTTTAACTGAAATCCCAACAGTAGACGCTGAGAAAGCTATCGATACT